AATAACGTCCAGGTTTTACTCGGATTGTTTGATAAGGCATCAGGATTTAGTTTGAAGTTTGAACAGGTTGAGATGTTCTCCAACGTAGTCAGAGCCCATCACAGTTGCGTTGGGATCTTTGTAGTATTTAGGTAGGTGAACAGTTTCAACTTTGCCAATACCATCAACAATCGTCAATACCCGGCACCAGTTAGTATCTGGTTGCCTGCTCCATGCAATGACACATGCAACACGGTTATCACCTTCAGTGCAAACCATCCACTCATGCTTGCGAGCAGCTTGGATAGCATTGTTTTGCATCTCTTTAGTTGTCATTTGATCCTTTGTTGAATGGTGTTCCAAAGCAAGTCCTTGATTGCTTGCATTTCATCGTCTGAATCTCGTGCTTCATAAGAGCACTGACTGACGATATCTAACAAGTAGTCATCAATAATCTTGTCAAAGAATTGTGTTACAAGAGCATCGGCTTGTTTAGTTTTCATAGTGTTTGCCATGGTTGAGCTTCTTGAATTTGAGTGGCGTAATACTTTCGGAAGATTGAGTTAATGGTGGAATACCAAGGCTCATTGGCTGAAGGATAGCCACACCCCTCAGCCTCTCGCAGAAAATGTAAGATACATTTCTGCTCATCCTCAGTAAGATCAACTCTGTTTAATGAATAAGTCATTTGATGCGTGAGATTTGAACAATAATGTGCTCAGGGCACTCTTCTTTGACATGGGTTATGCACTCATCCATATCTTTACAGTCTTCGACTGTAAGAAAAATGGATTGTTCTGTGTGCCAGTGTTCCATGATGACTTTGTAGCTTTCCATGAATCATTTGAAAAGAAGTGAGTTGAAACCTGGGACTTACACACAGATGTGCTGCCCAGGTAACTTAAGCGTATTCGTAAACGAATTGACGTTCAAGTTGATGCCATGCATGAGCACAAGCATCATAGATCTCTTGGCGATTGGTATAGACCACTACTGCTCCTTCCCAAGCAAGTTGAGTAAGCAAGATGATCAGAGCAATAGCGTGTACAAATAACCATCGCAGTGGTTTATGTAGATGTCTACGGTAGAACTTGCCTACTTGGTAGCCAGCATTGTAGGTGTGACGAATAAGATTCGCCATGAAATTCAAACAAAACAGAATGGCTGTGATGTTGAATAGTTCGCCGCCAATTGCGTAAAGACGCATGGCAGCAGTGATGAAGCTGTCAGCATGAGACAGCAAGTGAAGGGTAGTCATGATTTGAATTGGATAAAAGATTGTGCAGGAATGAATCCTGCAGAAAACCCCCGTAGGGGCTTAGTGCAGAAATCAATCAACTAATCGTAGAACTTCAATGATCCAACGACAAGTCTTTGCTTTGTCGAGATCAATTTCTTTATCTATAAATTGGTAGTCATACCATTTATCATCAACACAGAAATCAATACAACCACTTTTCAAGTGATAGCTTGGAATGTTCTTCCAATTTGATTCTTCATCTACATTGACAGCAAAGAATGCAAACAAAACACCAGACTTAGAAACTTGTAGTTCAAAGTCTTCATCAATGGCATTGATCCATTTAGTTTGTCTAATGATCTCTTTGAGAGAGTCGCGGTTCATGAGTTGAGTTGCAATAAAACACAGGATGTAGAGTCCTGCAGAGAAGGCCCGAAGGCCCTCAGTGCAAGAATCAAAGCGCATCGTAATAAGAACCCTTGGGACGAATAACATCTGCAAGCTTGGTTCGTAAGTGACGAACGGCAGCCTTGGGTGTATTGTCACTAAGATTCTCGACATGGGCCGCGGCATGACGCAGCAGCTTGCCAGTGTTCTTACGAATGTTGAGCTTAGTCATTTGGATGTGGAGTTAGGTTGACATTCACCTACTTTGTAGGCGAGGTATGCAGCTGTAGCTGCAACAGCAGTAATAGGTGCACCAAGTAATGCACCAATACCGATGAGGGTTGAACCAGATGCAAGTAGTTTCTGACGTTTAGTAATCATTGTGCAAGATAGCGAATGTGCATACAATGCTTAGCATCACCGACCCATGAATTCATCGTAACAAGACGATGCGTATCAGACATCTCGTTACAAGTCTTGGTGGCAAGACTATTGAGATGCTTCTGTCCTGCGACGGATGCAAGACAGCCAACGGCAATGCCAATTACAACAGCAGAAAAAGGATGCATGATTTGAGTTGAGGTAGAACAAAGGCAGTTTAGTGACGTGCTTAGGTCAATGACTGACCAGGGGCTTCGAGCCCCCGGCATCACGCTGGTGGTCAGTCTTTGTCAGAGAAATAACCTACTGCTATGCCAATAGCACCACAGATCACAAAGGAAATGGGATGCGTGGTCATAAACTGCCACTGCCAATGATAAAACATACGCACAGGAGGCAAAGCAAGATACATTGCAAAAGCAAATGCACAGCCAATAAATGCTCCAATTAGTCTGGCAGCAAAAACAGAAAGGTTTTCAAGTTGAACTTGCATGATGTAAGTTGAGGTAGAACAAGAGCCGTTTAATGACATGCTCAGGTCAATAACTGGACCAGGGTTTGCACCTGGTCACCCGCTTTAACGGATCAGCTAAGCAGCTTGATTGCATACTTGGCAATCTCTGCTGCGTGTTCCCTGGTTAGTACCTGGGAGTTTCCGTCCTCCATCAGACTTCTAATCTGTTGAAAGACGATCTCGCCGCACTCCTCACGAGTAGGAACGTGAGTTTCCTCACGATCGGAGAAGTATTCGGTATGCACCCAAGGATTGTCATCCTCAGGGGTGTCGATACGATCGAAGAAAGGATCGTAATCTTGGCAAGTGGGAATACCCATCTCCATATTTGCCATGGCATCAGGAGATGTTGCGTAGAGAGCTGATAGCATTTGAGTTGCTTTGTTGGTGTAGTCGGTCACAGGTATTCTCCTGTGTGTGCGGTACCCATCTCCGCTGTGGGTAATAACTGGTGGGGGCATTGCACCCCCACTGGCCGCTTGTACGGACTCAGTTGTTTTGAGCAGTAATAGTTACCGCTCTACAACCTAACTCCTGGGAGTTGAATAAACTCATGCCAAGCTTTGCATCAATGTTGCTACAGTTCTCACTGAAAACATCAATCAAACGCTTGTAAAGAGCACGGCAGTACTTCATCTCCTCTCGCTGTTGATCAGCATCGTCGGCTAATAGCCAAGTCATCTGACCTTCAGCAAGAAGATGATCAAATGCTTGCCAGACATCCTCTGAGTCAACCTCTGCATTAGCAGTGGCTTTCCAATCGAACTTCCAGCTGGTTTGAGTTTGCATTTGTATGGAATGCGATAGAACAACGCTACGGTTTAACGTCCATCAGCTAGACGATTACTTAGTCGCTACAATCTTCTCTGGCTTGCGGCGACAGAGGAAAGAAATAAAGGAACGAAAGGTGGGAGACGACAGATAGAACGCAGGTTTTCCACAGAGATTGTGTGTTTCTCCACAGGGTTGTGGATTAACTGTGGAAGTAACGCTCGCGAGGTCCCCTGGTAACACAGCACGCTTCCTCCTTCCCGCCCATTCATCCTCCGCTGATATATACGGAGGCCCGCCCTTATTTTTTTTCTATACAGGTTTACAGTCGGAAGGTGTGTGTGAGGAGTGTCAGGTAATTTTTAACCCATTTTGGGTAAAAAGTGGGGTTTACTGTGAAAAAAAACCCAGCCCAAAAGGTCCACATAATGTATATGTGTCGTTAGTTTTTAGCCCAAACTTCTATTGCTAAAAAGTAATGTTTTTGTTTCCTAATATAAAATTTTAAATAAAATTTTGTAGCCTAAAACGTCGTCAAAAGTGACGTTTACCCCAAAGATTTACCCCAAATTCGCGGGGTTTTTTTACTTTAATTTGTTATAGTCGTATGCAGCCTTAGCTGCTAAACCCATTTTTTGTCTATCACCAGCTTCATGTGCCAATTCGCGCTTGGCACCTGCAACAAAAGTCTGAATGTCAAGAGGAGAGCCACCAGATGCAGCAAGATCACCAGCAGTTTGCTCAATTGCCTTTAAAGCAACTGCACGTGCCATCTTTTTTTCTTGGCTATCCGTGGTGTTTAGCATCTTATTGCAATTTTTTATAGTTATAGTCTATATCAGAGTATAAATTGTGAATTTTTCACCTTAAAATAAGTTTATTAGCCAATAATTAGTCAATATCAAGTAAATGTCTCTTTCTCCTGCTGATTTTGCCGCATATAGCCGTGCTACAGGGACTCCTTACCCTGAATCGCCGCAAGAACGGGCACAAATGGTCCCTGAAGTACGTGCATTTCGAGCAGGACAGCTACAACAAGGAGAATCTGGGGGTGAAAATAATTTATTAACTGGAATTGGCATTGGATTGGGTTTATTAGGTGCAGCTGGTACTGGATTGGCCTTACGTGGCCGCCGGATTCCAAAGATGGACCCCTCTGGTAAAGGTGGAATCAAAGTTCAAGCTAATCCTTCTGCCGATAAAATTCTTGATCTCGAACGAGCAGCTACGCAACCTCTTAATACCAAGAAAGTTGCACCTAGCAGAGTAGTTACACAAGAACAAGTTGTTACTGAAGCACCTGTTAGACGATCAGATTTCCCTGGTACAGCAACAAAAGATAGTGGCTTCCGGCGGTTCAGTGAAAGAGCAGATGACATTACTGGTCGTGATGAGGTATTGAATTTAATTGCGGATGAACAAGAGCAGGTAATGCGGACTCGTATGGAGCCGCCGAATGCTAGTGATTTTTTATCTGATCGTGTTGATGAATTAATTTCTGAAGTAAAAGTTGGTCCTGCAGGTGAAATGCTTGCCGGACCAGAAGTAGCAGCAGAGGCCCGTCAAATGATGGGTACTGAAGCTAATCGTCAAGCAAGTTTTGTTCGGCGTATTAATAAAGAAGGGGAAAAAGTATTAGATGAAATGCGAGCTGAACCCATAAGTCTTACAGATACTTATGAAACCTTTGGCGAACCAGCTGCACAAGCACAAAACATTGATGCTGTTCAAAGTGCTGCAGATCAAGCTGATAGTTTTCTTGAAAAAGCAATTCAAAGAGATACAGATTCAGTTCGCGTAGGTAAAGCAGCTGTTGTACAAGAAGAAATTGTAGATGGTATGACACCAAAACAAAGGCGTTTGGCCCTGGAAACAGCACCGCGCACTAATTTAGATTCTCCCGAAGCAAAATTAAAAAGAGCTTCTTATGAGTTTGAACAGATGGACATGTCAGGTGGTTTGCCTGATGATCAAATTACAGCAGTTGGCCAGGCTATGGCCGAAGCGCGTTATGATCCAACACCTAGTGCATATAACTTAACAGGAAAAGCAGAAAATCTCCCTGGAGTAAGTGAGATGTCGGCTAAGCGCCGTCAAGAAGTATTTGGTTCAAAACAGTTACCTCCAAGAGGGGCTTTTTCTGATCACGATTTAATAACTCGTGAAGTTGCTGCTAGGCCAACAGAAGATTCTGTACGTGTAGCAGAAGAAACAATGTATGACATTTCTGATCGAATTTCTGCAGCAGCTAGTGTTGATGATCCTGTTATTAAAGCACGTTTACTAGATCCAAGTGTGCCTACTTCAGCTGTTAAGGGAATGCTGGGAAGTACCCTTGCAGAACGCCGTGGTCGCGTTGGAACTAATTTAACGCAGGAGTTAACTGAAGGTGCCAGGGCAAGTATGACCAGAGGTGGCAATGAAGATGAATATATTTTTGGAAAGCGTCGGGTTGTTAATCCTTCAACAGGAAAAGTAGAAGAAGTTCCTTTCTTTTATAAGAATCGTGGTCTTGACGATACAGATACAGAGCTTGGCGCACGTATGACTCAGTTAGATGAAAATGTAGTTGTAGTGGACGAACGCGATCCTTTTATTGGAAAAGAAATGGGTCAACAATTTGATCCTTATGGAGCAGAAGGTTTAGCCGGTGCTGAAGGCATTGGCACAATGGTAGATACAGAATCGTATCGAGAACGTACGAATAAAGGTACAACACAAATCCCAGGGGCAGTTGAAGCTGGAACAGGGCTTGTTGATGAATCAGATCGATTTGAACGTGCTATTAATCAACAGCTTCCTGTGCGACGTACAGAAGAAGGTGATCCCGCTCGCGGATACAGTGTTGAAGGCGGACGTTTCCGGCTTGCAGGAGCAGGACAACGCAATCAACCTGGTGGAAAGATCGATACTAGCTTTGATATTAATGTTGAAGGTTCTGGTTCAAGAGGTGGGTTTGAGGTTGCTACTGGTGAACCGAGTGCAAATATTTCAACTCAACCTGCATCTAGATTTCGTGACTATGACGAGCAAGTTATAAGAGGCGATGATGGTAAGCTTTATATTCCTCAAGGAAAAATTGTTGAAGGCCAAGAGCCCTTGATGGGCATTCGAGAAACGATTACAACAGATGCACAAGGAAATAAAGGACGTACTTTTCTTAAAACTACAAAACCAGAACCAGTTGAATTGCCTCGTGCTGCTTTAGAACAATATGCAAGAGATGCTTCGTATGATTACTTTAACAACCCAACGGCCAAGAAAGAATTTTTGCTCCAATTTAATCCTCAGTTATTAGCTGATGGTTTAGCGCAAGGCAAAACATTATCTGATATTGGCAATGCTTCTACGTATAATGATTTTATTATCCGCAGTCTCCGTGGAAAAGTTCGAGATAACTATGGTATTGATTTAGGTGCGCCTGTAGGTAAAAAACAAAGTTTATTACTTGGTGATTTTGAAATAGAAGGTCAAAGAATGCATGCAGGGCCTGCACATGCGTTCGTTAATGATCTTTTGAAAACAACAAAAGAACCCGCTATTTATGGTGTTCCTGCTTTAGTTGATGAAACTGGTAAAGCTGTAAGAACTCCAGTAAAACGAGGATTTACCACATACATGGAACCTGTTCCACTACGTAAAGAAGATGTAGCAGCTCCTATTCCAGGGCAATACAAAACACAAGGTTCAGGTGGACTGGATCCTATGGAGCTAAGTAATGCTGAAGAATTTGAAAACGTAGCGTATCGTTCACCACGTATTCAAACAGCTCCTCAAGTCGTTAAAGATGCAAGAACAGGTCAGGCGCTTACGGCAACACCTGCTGCCACAGGCTCACAAGGCCAAGTGGTTACTGGCGTTACTGTAACTGGACAAAGTAGGCAACCTAAAATGGGGACGTTGCCAAAGTTGCAAACAACTCGACAAATATCTCTTGGTAATGTTGGTCCTCAGTTAGCGGGTTTACGTCAGCAAATGGAAACTGCTCCACAAGGGTTAAAAGTACCTTATGTCAGTAACGTAGGCGGTGGTTTTATTGCTAATACAAAACGTCCATATACTGGTTATGGCTTTGCTTCTTATGGTGACATAAACCAACCAGTTCCACAGGGAGCTGGAGGAACAAGAAAAGTTAATTTAGCGCAGCCTAGTGATCCTCGACGTGCAGCAGAAGTTGTAGCCAATCAGCAGTTAAACCGCTCAATGGTTGGTGAAGCTGCACAACGCTTACGTACAGCACCTGTTGGCACAGGATTACGTAAACCTGATTTAAATGAATCTGATTTCATCAAAAAATATGGCGTGGGCAGTGCTCAATTAAACCGTGCGGCAAGTATACTGGCTAATAGGTCAGCACAATACACTCCACCAGCACGACCAGGGCAGTCTACTTCTTTTACTTATATAGGTAAACCTCCCATTCCTTTTAACTAATTATGGCTGAAAAGAAGAAAGATAAAAATTGGATTCAATCGGCAATTAAAAAGCCTGGTACTTTCACAGCTAAGGCCAGGAAGAAGGGGATTACTCCTGCTCAGTTACAAGCCAATGTAGAAAAGAATCCAGATAAATATGACGAGAAAACACGTAAGCAAGCTCAGCTTCGTGAAACTCTTGTTAAGATAAATAAGAACAAAAAAGATAAGAAAAATGCCAGCAAAGAAAAAGAGTGATCCTTGCTGGTCAGGGTATAAAAAACAAGGCATGAAGACATCAAAGAAGACAGGCAAAAAAGTTCCCAACTGTGTACCTGTAAAAAAACGGAGTAAAAAGTAATCATGCCACGTGATAGCCGCCTAAGTCGTCCACAAGATTATCTCGATGAGGTAGCTCTTTTTTTTCATAAAGGAGCTAAAGGTCCTTATCAAATTAATTACGAAGAAGCGTTTCGTCGTAAGTCTGATGAACCACCTTTTACGGTTTATCATTTTGATTCCGCTTCATTACAAGAAAGACTTAAAACTAAAAAGCTAAAGAACAATCCAAGAGCTGGTTTTGTTGATCCACAGAACCCAGAAAACTTTGAAGCGTTTACTGGACTAGGACGTTTTGATACTGGTAGGAATGATCCAGAGAATCCGTTATATAGTTTTCAAAATGGTCGTGCAAATACAAAATTAGATTTCAGAACGTATCCAGATTTTAAAGAGCGGTGGGTGCAAATGTATGAGTTAAGCCCTACCCTTTCTGTTGATAAAAAAGTTTCTAATCCTAATCCTCGCGCTAGCAACCCTGATCCTAAGGGCAATCTTATGGATTATGCGCAGAAGAAAGCACAAAACCAACTTGAAGGCAAGATGAATGTTGCTCAGCTTTTATCATCTTCCAAGAAAGAAGTTAAAGAAGCAGAAGAACCGCAACAAAAACGAACAGAGCAATTAAAAAATCAAGACAAGAAAGAAACTAAGAAACCTAAGGATAAAGAAAAACCAGCTTGAAATTAAAGGAAGTAGAATCAGACTATATAACTACGGATAGATGCTGGCAGCCGGATTAAAATTAGCAAGTAAATTTTTACCGGGCCTAACCAAGAAGGGTTTGATGAAAGGCCTTGGCCGTGACGCCTTAGTTAGTGGAGCCCTTAGTTCAGGAATGGAGCTTGTAGGAGGTGCAGATCCTGTAACAGCATTAGCCTATGGCGTAGCTGATGCAGCTGGTTCTGGCTTAGCTCAAGGTGGTTTACGTGCTGCTTTGGGTAAGAAAACAGGAACCAGAGAACTTCTTGCAAACGTTGCTGGTAGTTTTGCAAGTAGGGTTCCTGTAGTAGCAATGGATCCTCGATACAAAGACCTTTCTTTAGCTACTGCTCAATCTCCTGTTGCTGCACAACAGACACAAGTTAGTCAGCAAAATTTACAACGCATGCTAATTAATAATGATTTATTAGCAGGACAATATATGCCCGGAACAATGTATCAAGGTATGGGTATTCAAAGCCCACAAGCATTGACGCAACAATATTTAAATAGTGAGATGCCAATGTTTAATGTGGCAGAGGTTGAACGAGATATGGCACGTATTGTAGGAGTGTAAAAATGAAACGATTAAAACAAACATTTGAAGATTTAAAAGCAGGTGGCAGAGCTTTTGCAAAAGCAACAGAAGGAATTGACTACGGATTAACATTTGCACCTTTTACTAAGGCATCAAGAAAAGCATATAGTGGATTAAAAGAACAAGGTGTTACGACAAAGACACCGGTTAAGCTTGCTGGTGCTTTAGCTACATCAGCTGTAACTGATTTAGGTTATGACGCAACACGTATCTTGTATTGGAAAAATAATCATCCAATGCCTATTTCAGATTCATTATCTCGATTGGCACAAGGTAAAAATATTAATCAATATAGTGCGCCACAGAAAGCTGTTATTGGCTTAGCTTCTGTTGGTATTCCTGTGGGTGCGTCTTTAGGTATTTATGACTTAACTAATCCAGGGGAGTTATTTAGGCCCAAAGGTTTTGCTCAATCGTATGCAGAGCAAGGTTCAGAAGATCGCAGAAAAACAGGACAACCAGCTCCTGAGTTATTAGAACGATTTGTTTTAGGTCGTCAAGGTAGACCTTTAAAGTTTGATACAGCTAAAGAAGATATCCCAGATCTTACAAAGCAACGTTATGCAAATTACATGAACTTTTTGTATAACGAAAAAGGACCCCTGGGGGTTGGTTTAGTTAAAGGCACAATGGAGAATCTTCAGGGAGAGCCTGAAGCACGCATTGTTGGTTTCCCAGTGGGTTTACAAGCCGTGGGTGCTTTAGCAGGAAGTTCTGCAGCAACTGCTACTGCATTAAGGAGCATGCCCCCTGGGAAGGTAGAGAAGAAAGATAAAGGACAAACAATTGTTCGTCCATCAGCCAAACGTGTTCCTACTGCACAAGTAGCTGCAGCTGGCGCTGGTGGTGCATTATTAGGTGCATTAGCAGGTAAGTTAATGAATCGAGCTATTGCATCTCAAGGGCAATCTGATCTGCCGTCTACTCAAGAATACGGCATTACACCAGAACGTACTTTTAACGGCGTAACTCCAGAAGGTGAATTAGTAATGGCAGCTATCAGAGGTTATGGTCCTTATGAAGAATTAGAAAAAGTTGGATTAAATACTCCAGAAAAATTAGAACAACGTAGACAAGAATTAATTCGACTTGGTTGATATAGAATTTAAGTACAGATTTAAATTTCAATAAACGATGTATTCACCATATGCTTCTACTAATTTAGGTTCTGTTGGCGCACCAGCAGTAGGAAATCTTGGTGGACTTGAATCAATTAATATTGGCGCTGGTCGAGAACCGTTGACAGCAGGAGGTGTACGTTCTCTTGGTCAAGGCCGCACGTTTAGTGCAACACAAGCATTTACAACTCCTTTAACTCTTGGTGTATCAAGAGAAATGACCATGGCACAACGTGCTCAAGCAGCACAGCAGCAGATTCAAAATATGCTGTATCCAATGGGAGAACGTGCTAAACAAGTACAACGTGCGATTCAAAATAACCCTGGTCGTCTTGGTTTAGGTTTAGCAGCCCTACCTGCTCTTGGAACTGCCGTTAGTGAAGCTCAGCAAGGACGCCCAATTGGTGCAGCTGGTGCTGTTGCTGGTGGCGGCTTTGGTGCTGCTTTAGGTCTGGGTGCAGCAGCTTTACTTCCTGCACCGGTAAGAGGAGTAGCTAAGGCTGTTTTACCGACTGTTGGTGCCTTGATGGGAGCACCTTCTGGAGCACAAGCAACTGAGTATGTAAAGCGTAAAGTTACAGGTGAACCAACCAAGGGCAAAGAAGGTGAGCTTGGTAGTCAGCTCGCAGCAAGAGGAAAGATTGCATCACAAGACTTAGACCTTCGCCAACAAATGCTAGGTCAAAACTTAGCTGCAACCAAAGATTTAACTCAGTTCTATATGCAAGCAGAGTTGCAACAAATGCAAGCAATGAATCCGTTGATTCAAAAAATGAAGAATGCGGATTTAGTACGTCAACAAGCAATGGCTAATACAATGGCTGGTAATTATGCCATGTTAGGTACTGTGGCAACTGCTGGTAAACTAGCTACAGGAGCACAAGCAGAAGCTGGTGCTAACTTACGTACTGCATTAACCGCTAATCCTTATGCAGGTAGCGTGATGCAAGCACCAAATATTAGCTTTGGTTGATTGATTATGTCTTTGTTCCCACAATACAATTTCAATCCTTATGCGAAAGGGCAGAATCCTTTTAAAGTAGCTGGTGACTATATGCCTTTTTTGGGTACAGACATCAGTGATGTCTATAGTTTAGATGTTTTCGATGAAAATAAAAAACCAGATGATGAAACAAAGACTAAGTCTACTGGTGATCCTTTGGTTGATTATCTTATAAAAAAAGACAAACAAGCTGAAGAAGATAAAAAGTATTATCGATCTGAAGAGTATCTCCGTACCCAAGCTGAGTTAGCTGATGAGATTGCTGCACGTCAAATGGCACGGGCACAGAAATATGGTGAGCGTTCTGCGATGCTGGGTTTCTTATATAAGGGTCTTCCCAATATGGTTAAGGATATGAAGTTTGCTAAGTACGCAGGTGCTGATGCAGCTTTAGCGGGTATTAGAGATAACTTCGGTAGAATTAGTACACCACAGGTAACGACAGGTCGTTACTTCCAGAACATGCCTTTGATTGGATAATTATGGTTGCTACTAATCCGTTTAATCCAGGAGGTGCAGGTTATGCTACTTCAAGTTCTTTTAATCCAGCACCTTTAGGCCCTGATTTTTCATCAGGTGCTATTAATTACCCTACAGGAGGCGGCTCATCTAGTGGAGGTGGTGGTTTCTTAAGTAACTTTAAATTAAGTGATCTGATGCCAGTGGCGGCTGCAGGTCTTGGTGGCATCTTTGCAGGACGTACTGCTGATAATTATGGCCGAAGCATGTTGGCGGCCCAGCAATTAACTGCTGATGCAGCCCTAGGTACTGCAATGATTAATGCCAATCTTGGAAAAGATATGGCACGCTTTGGATTAAATTTAGATCAACAGGCAGCACAACGGAATCTACAATTTCAACGCTCTGCTCCTTTTCAAGATTTGTTAGTAACACGTGCAAACATGGGTGACAGCGGCATTGGTTTTGAACAACGTGCAGCAGCCAGGAAGAGGATGTTTGGCGGATTAGCTTAAACTTTACTTTTGGCTTGGGTCTGCGATAATAAATACATAATGAGGTAAATGTAAATGATTTGGCCAGCAATCGCCGGAGCAGCTGTTTCTACGATAGGTGGCTTCGCTTTAAATAAAATGTTTGGTGGTGGCGGTGGTTCGTCAGGAGGCGGAGGAGGTTATGGTGCTATTCAGTTTGATCCTTATGAATTAGCAGGTAAATTCAGGGATGATTTTACAAAAGATCTTTATATGCCTAAAGAAGACTTTGGTGAATTAGCAGGGTTTTTTAATAAAAATGTTAATACAAATCCAATGTTTGATCGTAATTATGCTTTATCTACATTAAGTAGCTACAGTGATCCAAATCAATTTATGTTAAATGAAGATGTAAAAGATCTTATGACAGGAACGGTTGATAAAAAAGATGCTAAAAATTTAATTGCTGATCAATTTAGACTTGCATCAAAAGGACGAACAGCATCTCAATCATTTGTAGATGATACATATGAATCATTAAAGCGTACAGGGCAACTTGGATCACCATCATCGATTACCTCTGGAGCTAGTAATCAAATTGCCTCTTTATTCCCAGGGTTTAGAAGCATGGGTGAACAAGATTATAGTTTAATGGCCCAATTTGGTCCAGGAAGACTTGATCCTGAAACGGGTGGCCTTTTATTTAAAACACCAGATATTATTAAAGCGGGTAGAAAGCAATCACAAGCAGCTGCTTCAAATGCGTTCGCATAAGTTAGCATAGATATTATCAGGTTACTTATTGTTTTTATAGGATACTGACATGGGCAAGAAAAAAGGCATTATTAAAAGAGCAGATGGAAATATTAAATGGAGCGATTTAACTGATGAACAAAAAGGTTATTATGATAATGATAAATCTTTGTTTAAAGAATATAAAGCAGATTATTTCGATGATGCACTGGATACAAGCGTAGGAGTACAAGATCCAGCAGAGTTTTTAGACGAGTATACAGGTTACCTTGATCAAATTTATGGTTATGAAGAATTAGGGCGAGAAGATCAACAACTTTTTGAAGGACAACAAAGGGATAAAGATCGTTTAAATAATGTAGCAATTGCAAACATTGAAACAGCTTCAAATGAAGCTGTTGCTGGTATTTATGCAGGTGCTGATATATATGGAAGCCAAGTTACCTTATCTGGTTATAACTTACTTGACGCAAGAGAGCGTGATTTAACAGAATATACAACAACAGTTGAAGATGCTCGCTTACGTGATTTCAAAGATAAAGACATTGCTTATGGTTTAAATCTCCAGAATATTATTAATCAAGGATTGCTAGATGTTGCAGAAATGCAAGGTAAGTACAGTGTTTCTGGTATTACAGAACGTGGAAAATTTGATAAAGCAATTCAAGAAATTCGCACAGCAGGTGATCAAGATATTGCACGTACCAACATGTACGGACAAATGATGGCTGGTTTCTGGAATTCTATCGGTTGACCTGATTAGTTTGTATTATAATTTTTATAGTGTAATTTTTAAATACCATGGCAGCAGGTGATCTATCGTTTGTAGACGGCGTCGCAATGATTGAGTTGGAGGATGGTAACAAGCGCGAGGCGCTACCTGGCGAAGCTGGGTTTGATAATGCTACTGTCCCCATTGAAGACTTTGAACAACTCCTGGGTAAGTTAGAAGGATCCAAGATGCGTCAGCAACGTCAAAAGTCTGTTGAAGGCCGTCGTGATATCTATTCACAGGGTCTAGCTTCCATGATGAGCAACTTCTGATCGTCTTGTGAAAAAGCCTTCTCCTGATGAAAATTACACAACAGGCGGGGAGCTTGATGCTTATAAAAAAGCAGCACAAGTCGCCTATGACTACGCAAAGGAAAAGGCATTAAACGAGTCTTCTCCCGATAACTTCCCCCTGGAAGACAAAGAAGACTCTACTTTCTCTAGGAGCGATAATAAAGATGGCTGATGCAATCAGTGCAATGTATGATGAGGATGCTGATGACGTAACTAATCTTTTCTTTGATGAAGATAAAGCACGTCAAGCGGCTAAAGCAGTAAAAATCTTCCAGGATGTTTCTGTTGGTTCAACCATGAAGAAACAGAGTAATCTTGCAGAAGAAGAACGTAAGACTAATGAGCAAAAGCAGCGATTCTCTGAAAAAGACGAAGACCGGGATTACCGCCAGGCCCAACAAGCATACCGATTCTGATATTGACTTAAAAGTCTTTAACCATTGGGTAGATAATTTAGACAGCTCGACCAAGGAGTCTTTCTGTTCTTTTGCAGAGGAATCTTTCTCTGTTATACAGGTTTATTTGTATGCTAAGTTTCTTGGTTATGACAGTAGTATTGTAGCTGTTGATTTATGGTTAAAAGATAATTTTTTAAAACCAGATCATCTTAAAGTTTTGTTGCATGAGATTGAAGAAATGCAAGAAGACATTAGAAAGTTAAGAATGGATATTGAAAACTATGCGGTTAAGCGAGATGTCGGTGTTGCTCGCATTGCTGCTATGCAAAAAGAATTGCGTGGAACTATCTCCCAGGTTGATTCTTTTGTTTCTTCTCGTGACCGTAAAGGTCTTTTGATGGCTGGTGCTGACCGTGCATTACGTGAAGTTGCTTCTATTTTTAAAGATGATCCTATTGAAGGACCTTTACAAGAGGCTTCAATGTCTGTTTGGGCTAGAATGCAATTTGAAGATTAATATGTATGGAACAAAATAGCCCATCTTTTACAAGAATGTCAGTATTACAAATGCTGACTGATTTGGAGAAGAATCGGAACTATAATGTTCCTACATTGCCTAATCAGCCACCACAAAATGCGGCGACTGATTTAGCCCCTTCTCCTTTACCTTCCAACGCTGATTCACTCGAACCAGGTGTTGATCCTTCGGATAAATTCCAACAATTGTTAAACGCTCGGTCTAAATAAAATGGCAAAGAATAAAATGCCGCCCCAACTCCTGGAGCACTTTAAAAAGAAAAATGAATCCAAGAAGGGCAAAGATGCAGAAGAATCTGCAGAAAAAGGGTTAAAGGCAGCTAAAGCAGCTAAAAAACATAAAGATAAAAAAGAAGACAAAGATAAGAAGTAAGGTACTATTTAAGTAACAAGAGGTTAAATAGTGCCTTCTCATCTTCATCTAGCTTACCGACGTAACGCACAGGCTGCTGCGAAAAAACATAAAGTTCGTAAAAGCAGTAAAGAAGAGTTATTTGAGAAAGCTAGAGAAGATTTTGGTTTTTTTTGTTCTTATGTAGCCGATAAACCTCCAGCAGAACACCATAAAGAATGGCATAAACAACTTGTAACAAATAATGATAGCTCTTGCCTTTTAAAAATTGCCGGTCCCAATATTGATTTACTTGGTCCTAGAGGATCAGCTAAATCTACAGTACTTGGTTTATTTACTGCTTGGGCTATTGGTATTCATACACAAGCAAAAAAACCATTACAAATTCTTTATTTGAGTTATACGGTTGACATTGCAAGATCTAAATCAGCAACAATCAAACGAATTATTGAATCAAAAAAATATCAAGAGGTATTCCCTACCGTTAAGTTGCTCAAAAACGTTACAAGTAATGAATACTGGTCTATCGACCATAAATTTGCTGGTATTGATACAACAGGTGAAGAACAGTTTACTTTATGTGCCGCAGGACTCAAGGGTTCTGTGACTTCAAAACGTTCTCAACTTGTGATAATTGATGACCCAATAAAATCTGCTTCAGATATTGGCAACCCAGACATCCGCAAGATGATGCAGGATAACTGGAACGCCGTGATTGCTCCAACGATGTTTGAAGGAGGTCGTGCGATTTGTCTTGGTACACGCTTCCGTCATGATGACATTCATTCGACCACGTTCTGTCCAAATAATAACTGGATGCAGATTGTCCTTTCTGCCATTTTAAATAATGACGTAACGGGCGAAGAGGAGTCATATTGGCCTGCAATGTGGTCCTTAGATTATCTAAAAGAGAAGAAGAGGCAAGCCCCTATTGCTTTTTCTTTTCAATATATGAATCAAATTGTCAGGCAAAATGAGCTGTCCCTGGCACCAGAGTTACTAGTAAAAGCAGAAATTGCAACCGAATTTGACACACTTGGTATTGGAGTTGACCTTTCTGCAGGTACCAAAGAGAAAAATGACTATACCGTCATGGTTCTTGGTGGGCGAATTGGCGATAAAATCCATATTATTGATTACAGAAGGTTACGTGTTATGGGTAACCTAGAAAAATTAGATGCATTAAAAGAGCTTCTTAATGACTGGTCAGTCATTGGTTGTCAAGAAGATGGTACATATTTTCCAACATATTCAACGTGTGATATTTGGTCAGAAGCTGTGCAATACCAGGCTTCTTTAGAAGCTGACTTTAAACGTATTTGTTTAAATAATGAGGGTTTGTATAATTTAATTTGGCATCCTGTCAAAGGCTTCAGAGCAGATAAACTTGCACGTTTTCGTGGAATCATGGGAATGTTTGAAGACCGTAAAATAGTATTTAACAGATACCGAAACTTTACGACAATGTTTGAAGAGCTTACAAATTTTGGCGTTAGCTCTCATGATGACTGTGTTGATGCATTGGTATGGCTTATTACAGGATTAACTCGCAAAGGAAAACTCCAGTTGGATTACTAATGGAACAACTCGTAGCTTTAGGTATTGCAGCTGTCTCTGGTGGCGGTTGGTTTATTAGTAAAGTCTTTGGTCGAATGCGTAGCCTAGAAGATCGCATTGATCGACTACCCCTTGAATACGTTTTAAAACAAGATTATATACGAGAGATGGAAAGAATGAATGATGAGTTTAGTGAAATTAATAATAAACTTGATAAACTTGTGGAAAAGATCCTTTCCAAATGAGTTACTTTATTGAAGTTGAAGAACTAGAAAATGGTGATTTATACGTTCAAATTCCAGAAGAAGTCATTGAAACCCTAGGTTGGGAACCTGAAACTTTATTAACTTGGGATATAAAAGGTGATGGAATTATTATTCAACGTTTAAATGGTGAAGGAGGCTTTGAACCTTTAGAATAATAAAAAGTTTTAAATTAGATGAATAATTTAGTAGCTCAACAACAAGGATATTCTTTTCCTATGGATGAAATACCCAGGACATATTATCCAGGCCGTGGTTTTTTAACTGATCAAGAAGCTTATCCAGAGAATCCTTTTTACCGTGCTCCTCGTTATAGCGGAGGATTAAACATCCCTGGTGCTCCAGGAAACATACAAACGCTTCCTTATATAACTGCTACACCTAGCTTTGAAATTCCAGGGGGTCAGTCTCCTTATCGCTTTGGTCCATATTTGCCTTATCGAGGAGAAGAAAAAAGAGAAGAAGAAATGCAATTTATTCCACTTCCTCTTCAGCAAGCGCAAGGTTTACCCATGGGCTTTCAAAATAAATATGTAAGCTAATGGCACAAGACGATTCCAAATATACAAAACCAGGACTGCGCGAATCAATTAAAAAGCGCATCACCGCTGGTAGTAAAGGTGGTAAGCCTGGTCAGTGGTCTGCTCGGAAAGCACAAATGGTTGCTGCTGAATACAAGAAGAAAGGTGGCGGTTATAAAGGTGGTGAAGGTAAAAAACAAAAATCTTTGAAAAAATGGGGTAAAGAAGATTGGCAAACTAAAGACCAATATGAGAAAAGTAAAAAAGCTGCTACTGCAGCCAAGAAAGCTAAGGAGAAAAACTCATGAGAATAGCAGGTAAATATAATAATTACACACCCGAAATTTTTCCAGATCAAAAATTAATGCATTCTCTTGCGCGGCAAACCAACAACGCTGAACTTCAAAAAGCTTTATTAGATTTTCAATATCCTTTTGCGGTATCCCAATTAAAAAATAGCGGTTACTCTCCTCAGGTTGTCAATGAAATTTTAAAAATTACTAAACCTTGATCATCATGAAAAAACAAGTTAAAGACTTACAAAAAATTTCTAAACAGCTAAAAGGCAGTGCAAAGATGCACGCTAGCCAAGCCAAAAAACTTGACAAGCTTGCTGGTAAATACATGAATAAATAATGGAAGTATTGCTTGCCTGGATGATGAGTTGTTCCCAGTATCATGGAGCTATTGAACGTTTGTATGATGATCCGTTTTTTCAAAGACCAGAGAATCATCAACAACGTCAAAATATACATGAAGTTTTTAAAACAAAAACATGGCCTGAGTGCTTAGAAACGGAAACTTAAAATGGCAGATAAAGCAATTCAAAAAGACGGTACGACTAAACGTTATCTTCCTAAGAAAGCATGGGCCAAACTTTCTAAAGAAGAAAGGGAGGATACTGATCGGAAAAAACGAGCTGGTTCTCGTAAGGGGAAACAGTTTGTTCCTAACACAGAGAAGGCTAAAAAAGCAGGCAGAGCTGCTAGGATGTATAAACAAAAGGGTCGTAAATAGTTAAATGTCTGACGCTAAGTCTCGTCTTAAGGAAATTATTGATTCTTACATCGATCGAGATGGAAGTTCTAATGTAGATACGGGAATTGTTGCGTCTCATATCGCTCAAATGAAACTCTTTGGTATTCGCCAAGGAGTTGAGTTCTTTCCGTCACAAGACAACTTTGGTGCACAACGCAAAGATTTTATCGATAAAGTTGTCAAATATAACAAACTAGATACTCGCCTTGATTCAATATGGGACTATTTCCTATGTGATGGAAAAGGACTGTTTTATATCCGGCCTACTGAAAATAATTATCGTCTCTATTATTTTCGTAATCATGAGTATCGCTCTTATTACAATGTCGATGGTGAACTAGAAGAGGTTGTCATTATTTACAGCTATAAAGTCAAAAAACCTAATACAGGTTTTCAAGATATTGGTACGTACAATTTAACTGGTGATCCAAACCAAACACCAGGACAAAAGAAATATATTCGTCTTTCAATTAAAGCAAACGTTATTGAAGAGACTCATTCAGACGGAGAAATTTCGTTTGAAAATGCAATGGGACAAGTCCCTGGTAAAACTGAAAAGTTTACCAATGCACTTCGTTTTATTCCTTGCGTAGAAATTTTCAATAATCCGAAAGGGTTCTCTATGGAAGGCAGTGGAGAGTTTGATGCTTTAGCAAATCATATTGTTATCCATGATGGTTTAGTTAATAACATGCGAAAGAACTTACAGTTCTTTGGTAATCCAACCTTATTATCATCCAGGCCTAAAACTGACTTGATGGAGTCAGGTGGTGATGGAGCAGCACAACGTCCTTCTATTGCAGCCAATTCAGGCTTTACTAGTCCCCTTGGATTAAGTCGTTCAACGTTTAAACAAGATCCAGTCAGCCGTGGTGTTGATGGGCAAATTAGAGTCCCAAGAGTGATTGCGAATCTGGAGCCAAATGATCGAGTTGGTTATATTGTTCCGGATGCAATTTCCGGTGATCAAAATGCATTTGTGCGGCAATACCGAGAAGAAATCCGAACATCATTAGGTGGTGTAGACGAATTATCAATTTCAGCAGGTGTTACTGCTACAGAATATAAATCATTATTTGGTCGTGTCTCAGCGACAGCCAAAAAGAAAGCTAATGCTATTTATACGCATGGTTTATGTCGTTGCCTTGAATTAATTATTTTCCAAGAAGAACAGTTATTTAAAGATACGCTTGCAGCTGCTGCACAATTTGAAAAACCAGTGCCCCCTGGACCAGAAGCAACACCAGAAGAAGAGGCTGGTTATCAACAAGCTATGGCTGAATTTGACAGCCGCATGAAACAACTTATGATGGCTTGTGTCAAAGCACAAATGATTCCACCAGGGGTTAAAGGCTTAATTCCTGATGGAGATATCACAATGCTTTGGCGTTGGTTAGGTCCTGTTTATGAGGATTCAACACAAGATATCCTGAACAATTCAATTGTTGTAAGAAACTTACAAGAATTAGGAGTTGATAGCATAGAAGCACTGAAATATCTTTTCCCATCAAAAACCGATGAGGAAAGAGCGGAAATGCTCTCGGGCTTCCCGTTCAGGATGGTCAACGAATTACAGGGAGCTTATTCCCAGTTTTCTCGTTTAGTGGGGGGAATGATGCAGACCCCTCACCCACAAGCACCGGATTTACCTATGGCGGCAGATCCACGTTTGGACTTAACTCCCTATCTGTATCGAACCTTAGAAGCATTACAAAAGGAGATGAGTTATGCAGGACGCTACCGTCCAATCGATCCCACAGACGAGCCAACCCGCAGTGGCTCCGAGCAGTTACGTGGCGGCAGCACCGGCAGCACCGGCAGCTCCAGCCCCGGCCCAAGTGGGAACTCTTTACCCCCAGGCGGTTCCCCAGGCCGCACCTCAGGGGACTACCAGTTACCAATCCGCCCCGTCAACATTCGTCCCCCCATCCCAGGGTTCGGACCAAATGCAGGGCAATCCATGGGAGTCGGCATTCAACAAGGTGGTGAACCTGTTGGGCAGCCCGGTGCAATCCCCGTTCCAGGGTCAACCATCCTCTCCGACTCAATACAGCCCGGCGAATTACGGAGTACCACAAGCCCCGGCACAAACCTCGGCACCATCGGCTCAGCCGACCTGGCAAACAAACCAGACATCATCCAACAACTCTTCCCCAACCTCCTCGATCAACTCCTTAGAGGACGTGGCGAATCTGCTGGAGTGGAGTCCGGAAAGCCGGATGGTGGTAGCAAACTACGGAACCGAGGCACCGGCAATTCTGAATCAGTACGCCCTAAATCTGGAAGGGATGCTGGACAGCGCCGTCGCGTGGGGAGAAAGGGCAACTAATTGCTTAAAAGGTTACGCCAACTTCTCTGTTACTGAGCATAAGGAAAACCTTGCCTATAACCAGATTCTGACCAATCCTGACGTTCTGTCTGATTACACCTTGAAGTTCTTTGGTCCTGAAGGTCCGTACCCTGTGTACGAATCTGAAGCTGACCTGGAAACTCGTGGTTATCCGACCGCTCCTGTTGGACAAGCTGGCATGAATGTTGCTGGTCTGCCTGCACCTCCGGCTGCAGCTGCACCTCAACAACCTCAGGATTTCTGGGGTTCCTTTAAACAACAGATGGATGTTGATCCCTCCCAAGCCTGGCGTTTGGTGAACCAAGCTGACCCTCGTCAGTTTGCTAACAAGCTCTTTGTCATGGAGTGATCTAATGCTTCCTCTTTTGCTAGGAGCAGGAGGTGCCATTGGTGGGGCCGCTTTAGGTAGCGGCCTTGCTGGCAGGTATGCTCCTCAACTAAGAAAACAAGTTCAGTCTGCAGCAGCTAAAGGCCAAAAGAAAGCTGCTGAAGGTTTGTTTAGAGCTGCTGAATATATTCCCGGAAAGAATATGGAAGCAGGTGGTTTAGGAGGTGTTGGTCTTTTGGCACGTGATGTCCAAAAAGGTTTACGTGGAGCAGGGCAACAAGTTGCAATGCTATCAACCAATCCTTTAGGAATTGCTGCTCAATACGCACCAGCAACAGCCGGTTTAGGTTTAGGAGCTATGGGAGGTGCAGCTTTAGGACAAGGGATGGCAATTGACCCTGAAATGCCAGGTTCAAGTAATACCCTTGGATCACGTATGAACATGCAACAATACCCTGTAATGTATTAATTACACCAATAAATTACAGACTGCTAAAATTTTCTTTAGATAGGGCAATAGAATGCCCGAATCTTTCACCCGATTACTTAATTTTCCGAATATCTGGAGGATAAAAGAAAGTGTTTCTTGATAACGATTTTCCCAAGATTTTAGGCGCGGAATTATACCGTCCGCATCCAGCCTATGTTTGTGAGATGGCTGTTGAGCCTGTAGTCGTCCACGACTTTACATCCCAGCCCGGCCAGACTGTGCAACTGGATCGCTACAAGTTCTGGGGGGCACCTGGTACAAAGGACTCTCGTGAGCGTATTGCTGATCAAACAATTGGTACCGCTAATAGCCGCAACATCACTAAAGAGAAAGTGTTGGTTGTGCTGAAAGAGTACACAGGTCCTGCGGACCCGGGTGATCCTACTCAGCCTTCTACTTTTAAAATTGCTCGGGAGACCCTGATCACTGCGCAGCGCCTGCTGCTTGACACGGGCAACCTGAATATGTTCCATCAAAGCATAGGAAGTTTGACGCTGTTAGATGATTACCGACGCTGGAGGGACCGGGTCTTCATTGACGAATTAGCCAAAGCTGAAGCTAATGGAGCCGCTTCTGCTTCTCAAGGTGGTTACTACTTTGCTGGTGGTAAAGAGAAAGATGCTACTGGACGTGTTTCCTACACTGCCAATGAGTATGGTGACCAAATCCAACAGTTCTCTGTTCGCACTGACCTGTTAGAAGTCGTCAAGGACCTGCGTAAGCGCAACGTGCCGACCTTTGCTGATGGCCTGTATCGCTGCATTTGCGATCCTGTCTTCATGCTGCATCTGCGTCGTGATTCTGACTTCCGCGAGATCGCCCGTTACGCTGGCAATCCTGGTCAAGGCATGTACATGGCTAACCCCATGATGCCTAACAACTCCAGCTTCTACATGGGTCCCCAAGCAGGTCAGGGCTACTTCCTGGCTGGTGAGCCTGTAATGCCGACTGGTGTACAATTTGAAGGCGTCAAGTTCTTCGAGTCAACCAACTTCCCATCTAAGAGTGTTACTGCTTCTTTCGACGGCGGTGGTAACTATGCTTCTAAAGAAGTTGCCCAAGGCTTCTTCTTTGGCCCTCAATCTGTTGGTGTTGGTATCGGTGGACCGAACGCGCAAGTGTTAATTAACAACAACGATGACTTCTCTAGGTTCATCATTTTAATCTGGCAATTGTATGCTGGTTTTGAAATCTTGAACAAAGATTTCATCACAAATGCGTTCAGTTTCATTCAAGATGACGGTTCCGTCTGATTGTTATAGTTCAAACTAATTTGGAGAAATAAATGGCTTATTTGTCTGCTAAGAAGATTTACCCCGGTAACTTCAACGAGCCTCTTAATGGTTGGTACAAAAATATTGATACCAACGACAGTGGCACTAACGATGCCTCCAATGGAGGCCCTACATCTGTTCTCGCCAATCCCGGTTGGCAGTTCTATCAACTGCGTGGTTACGTTCCTGTGACCACCACTGGTTACACCTCTTCTGCCAGTGTGATCATTCCTTCCCCCTATCGGAACGATGATACCCGCACTGACATCACCGGCATGGTGGTTTCTGCTGATACCACCCGTCCTGCTTATGTGTATCGCACGAACCTTTCCGTAGCCCAAGGCTGGGGAGACGGTCGTGTTGCCGAAAGCGGTCTGATGACCTCTGGTGGCACCCAAGTGGTTGCTTTTGGTCCTGCAGGCCCTGTGAGCACCTCTGGTGTTGTGGAAGGTGCAAACTTAACGGCAGCCTCTAACAACATCCCTGCTGGCACTGCTGGATACGGTACTAACCCGTTCCAGAACATTACTGGCATTGTGACTAAAGAGTGGCTCTATGAAGAGCTAACTACTGATACTACTTTTGAGGTCTACTCAAAAGCAACGACTAACGCTACTTCTTTGAATGGTGGCTTCTCCATTCACGCTGATGACGTTGCTGCTGGACGTACTGGTTACATCCTGGTCGAAGTTTGCTACATCCGTCCTGATACGGCTGTTGCTTACGCCGACATGGAGCAGTATCTGCCTAACCGCACTGTTAGCTGATAATTAATGTAATATAGGACCAGAGATTTAATCTGGTCCTTATGCTTTATCAGCACGTAAAAACAGGAGCGCGAGTTAAAGTTGTTAGCGAGTGGGATGATGGCGATTGGTTTATGATCGAAGATCAAGACGGTCGTGTATTTACCGCTTATAAAACTGAAGTTGTTCCCGATCAAAAGGCAACTAAACAAGTTAAAACTCTTCAAGTAAAAGACGCTGCAGCTAAAGAAGAAATTCGTAAATTCCCTCCTGAAACACGCCTTAATATCAATTCAGCAACAGCCCAAATGATTGCTGATCATATTAAAGGAATTGGTTTAAAAACAGCTCGTGAAATTAAAGACTTACAACTTTCATTGTCGGGTGAAAGATTTCACAGTTTGGATCAATTAAAACAAATTAAACGTGTTGATTGGGATTCTGTTTTTGCCGCCGATTTAGTTAGAGTTTAATAAAAGCCCTTCGGGGCTTTTTTTATTAACGCAAAGTATAATAAAAAAATACCGGCGGCTTACAGTGCAACTATCTGATTTTAATAAAAGTCGTATTCGATATCATCTGGGTTACTACGTTGTTAGTGTTCCAGCTGGTGATTATGCACGTTTGGAAGAGTCATTAAATTCTGTTCCAGATGCAGTGTTCCACGACAAAATAGTTCTTCAGATTGGTCGTTGTGATGCAGCTGAAAAGAAAACTCAACTTGCTTCGTTTGAGGACACTTTCCAAGTACCTAGCACACGAGTTGAAGGGATCATAGGTGACGTTGATCGTACGATTCGTTCAAGCAGTATTAAAGAAGCTCTGAAGCTTTGGGACGAGGTCTATATGTATGAGACCAATCGTCTTGCTCAGATTCTTTATGTTCCTAACTATAAGGATCCTATGCAAGCTCGGTATCGCTACGAGCGATCAGGAGCTGAATTTATCCAGGCATTACCTGGCCCTGCTGATACTGCAATCGGCGCAAACATCTACCTTCACGCTACGACTAGATAATCATGCCTTCTCCTTTAGATTTTTTGAAATACGGTCGCAAGCTTCCCAATGCTGCATCTGTTATTGATAATGTTGTAAATCCAAATACATATAAAGCATTGTTTGGACAGGTAGATGACGTACTTCAACGTGCTTTACCTGGAAAATTTCAAGGTGCAGGCATTCAAAATGCACCAACAAATCTGATAGGACAAGTCAGTGATGTTGCCAAGATGCCTCCAGGGGCAGCAAGAGAAGCGGCGAGAAATCAACTGCAAAGAAATTTTCAAATGGCATCGCGTCTTGATGATGCAGCCCGTCCTTTAGGAGGACAGGCATCTACTGGAGCACTTAGAGCACCTCAAGTTCCTGGTGCTACCCGATCATATGATTTAATCAACCCCCGTGGAGCAAGAGCTACTACTGGTCCATTTCAACCAAATTTAAACGCTACTTTTCAAGGCCCCGGACTACCTCCTTCAAAAATTAAACCCGGACCAAGCATCCCTTCAGGTGGACAAAAAGTACAACCTATAACAGCTTTTGGAGGAACTAACCCTATTGTTGGCAATACACCAATTGTTACTAAAGGGACTAATAAAAACTTAATTCAACAAATTAGTCAATATGCACCTAAAGGCCCTATGGGGTTATTGGGAAGAAGCTTTCAAGCGTTTGAAGGAGCTCAGGTTATTAACAATTTAAGACAAGGAAACTATGGACAAGCTGCGTTAAACGCCGCATTAATGTTCCCAGGTAAAACTTTAAATGCAGTAAAAGGAGTATTACCTGCAGGAGGGCTGGGTGTTGCTGGTTTGACCGGTTTAGGTTTAACAGCACTTGAACTGGGAGCACCAGCTACAGTAGCAGATGGAACAATGGATTCCCCTGAAGCAAAACGTGCAGAAGAGCTTTATCGAACACAACAATATGATAGAGAACAAGGCGCAGACCTTGACATGGAAGCAATCCGTAATCTCCCTGGTGGATCTGCCAATCCACTACCTTCTTTTAATCCCAACCAAGACCTTCCTGCTTCCGCTGAGCAATCCATTGATACAAATCCTATGCAGTATCAAATGGCTTTGTATGAACAAGGCCGTGGTGCTGCTAAAACACAAGCCGAAATGAACCAAGTAAGAGATGTTGGTTTAGCTATTCATAAAGCACATAATCCACATCTTTATAGCAACTTCCAAACACCGATGGCATCAGACCGGACCTTTAATCCGCAAATGAGCGGTATTAAAACCAGTATGTTCCCTGAAGGCTATCCAGCAACTATGGAAGGTTTTGTTAAAGGTGGTGGTGTTCAAATGCCTTATACAATGACTGATAAAGATGCACGAACACAGGTAATTGAAGGCAATAAAAAGCAAGGCCTTGCACAGCTAGCTCAAGCAACTCAAATACTAGAAGAACAAGCCTTTATGCAAGAGTATCTTAAAGAGTTGGAGAAGAAAAAGAAATGACATCACCGTCTTACGTTACTAAAAAACAATTAGCCGAATCATTGTTAAAAGCAGGCTTTTCTCCGCAAGAGCTTCCAACAATGATTGAAATTGCTCGGAGAGAGTCTGGTTTTAATCGACTAGCATTAAACCCCGATGCAAGTACTGGAGATTTAAGCTATGGGACTTTTCAAATCAATATGATTGGGGACATGGGTCCTGAGCGACGTAAACAATTTGGAATTGAAAAAAATGAACAATTATACGATTTAGATACGAATACAAGAGCTGCAAAAATTATTCGTGATCAACAAGGTTTTGGAGCCTGGTCAGTTTATGATCCAACAGATCCTGCTTTTACTAATGTTAATTTAGATGATACTACAGCAAAACAAGCAGGAGACACATATAACATTACTGTTGAAGCCCAAAAACAAAAAGCAAGAAATCCAGAAAAAGAGTTTGAACAACTTATGCTAGGGCGACTCCTTAACAACTCTCTTAAATCTACTCCTTCTGACTATGACTTTGGTAAGTTATTGCAAACGCTTACTAATCAGAGCAAAAGAGATGCGGCTAGACTGATGCAAAGTTATGATACGTTTTATCCATAGTACGATAAAATAGATAGATAAGAACAGCAATTAAATGACAGCAACTAATACTAATAAGCAACCTGTTTTTGTTGATCGTCCGTTGCTGGCACGCACACGACTGACTAATCAGGTTGTTGGCAACAACACAGACCTTAATGTTCAAGGTGGACAAAGTCCTGGTTTATTGGTTGACATGGATGCAACCTTAAGCTCCGATAATAATAGTGGTGGTGTTGTTGATTCAATTACTATTGTTCGTGATGATACTTCAGATGCTGTTCATATTGATTACACCATTAATGCAGATACTTCAGGAACTTTTATTGGTTTAACAAAAGGTCAGATTGTTTACGTAGAAAATACAGGTGTTTTAACGACACCTGCTGAAAGTGGACAAGGATATTACACATATACAGGCGATACAGCGTTAAACGTTGTCAATACTGCTATTCATTTTTCAGGTGTAGCAAGCCCCACTGCTTCTGGTTTTACGTTTAATTCTTTAAGTTCTACTAATCTTCCCGCTGTTACTTTTGTTGTCTACCACACTCGCGGCACTACGGTTCCAATTCCAGGAGACGGTGATTATGTCCCTGTGTTTAGCAAAACAGTACCTAGTAATTCTGGTTTTGTTGACTGTTCAGATGTTATGCCTGAGTTAGCAACACCTGTACCACAACAAGGAAATACTACTGGTTTAGGTCCTAAGACACCTTTAAAAAATCGTGGTATTTATCTACAACGTGGTGATCGACTTTATGTAGGCGTTCTTCAACGAGGTGTGTATAACACAGCTTCCGGTTATATTCCTGGTGCTCACATTATTGCGCAAGGTGGCTTCTATTGATAAATGGCTAGCAAAAAATCAAATCCATTTGGCGGTTCTAATGGGTTTGGTAATTTTAAAAAACAATCTTTTGACAAAAGTGGGCCAAAGATTGAAAAATATCGTGTTGAACCAATCGAAGGAGTTTTTGGAGGCTCTATTCCAAACTCTTTATATACTATTGATCGAGAGTCAACCTGGTCTCGTTGGCGACGTGGCTATGAATTAGGAACCGCTAATTTAAAAAACACAGCCTATGAATATAATTTTGCTTACATTATCCCTACAACATCAGGAGCTATTGATCAAATAGGTGCAAGAGAGCCTCAGCTTTCAGGGACATTTAGAGGTTTCCCAACTAAGAATAAAGAACTAGGAATTCATTGGGCAGGTAAAATACATCCAGGCAACCTTAGATTTGATCGCCTTGATGATGGAACTGGAACCTTATTAGCTATTTCAGGAGAAGTTTCCAAGAACACTTTGTTCCTTGGTGTACCACAAGACAATCAAAATTATTGGTATATCCAATTGAGTGGTACGTTTAGTACGATTAATCCAGTTCCTCCACCATTGTTTGTTACCTTTTCAGGTACAACAAAAACATTAAAACCAATTAATGGGGATATTTTAGAAGACAAAATATTAACCGTATCTGGTACAGCTATTGAAATTGATAGTCGAGATCCAGCTACAAACCGTCGTTTTGGTTTTGTTCAAGCTGTTTTAATCGACGTAGACCAGTACCAAGGCATTTTAAAACTAGAAAAATTAGGTTCTGTACAAGGAACGATTGATGGAATACTAGCTACACCATCAAGAATTCCTCCACATTCAGGACGTTTCTTTCAAACAGGCCCACGTTATTGTTGTTCATGTCAAGATTTTACACGTCGCGATTATGCTTACTTATCTAATTTAGGTGTTAGAAGAAAACCTTTATTCCCAAGGACTAACGTAGCTACTTTAAAACCTGGACGTACAGAAGAAATTTATGAATTAGGACAGCTGTCGAATGCCATGATGACAGAAGTCAATGAGAAGATAGTACAAAACAGAAGTTTAACTATTGTTGCACCAAGTGGATACCAATTGGTTGGTATTGGTGTAAGTGGTGAAACTAAAGACGTTAGAGATCCAAAGACGTTGTATCGAGATGTCCCTGGACAATTTGCTGATTTCGGTAAAATTTACAGACGTGGTTTCGGTGATAACCCCTCAACAACCCAAGTGGCAGAAGGGATGCCAAAATATGGTGATTATAAACAGAGTGGTTTAGCCATTACAGAAATTTCAGATGATTGGACTTATGTATTGGATCAATATCGTTATTGCAAACATATTTATGCAATGAAATATCTTGCAGATGAGTTCCCTACTGAACCATCTGATTTTCCTATCGATGCAGGTTTAATGACTGAATGGGAAAATAATTTAATTGATAAAACAATTAAAGAACAAAAAGATTCATTCAATTCATTTACTGAATATGGTGTCAGTCATATGGACATACCTCCGTATAATTGTCAGTCACCAATAATGATACCAATGTTACAGAAGTTGTTTAACTTTCCCACTGAATTTATCGAGCTTCAGCAGTTCATTATGTTTGACAAAAACGGTGTGGCGTATATTCCAGCCTCTGGCCAAAAACCTGACTCAGGTGGTCAGTCATAAGTAAATCTTAATAATATAGAATACTTACATCAAGTTACCTGAAGGTTTCTTGAGATGACAGTTTTCATTCACAGACAAACGACCCTTATGGGTATAGTAAGCTCACTAGCGACATAAGCCATGACTATTCGTAGCGTGCCTCGCGATCAAGAAATTCTAGACGAGTTCTTTTCTCTAGCAGCTAAACCAAATTTAGAAAAAATTGCCTGGCTTTATGGTATGGTTGCCGTTTATGGTAAACATCCAGAAGAGTTAAAACATTTTATTTGGAACGAAGACAACAGTATTAGTCTTAAACATAAAAAAAGACCGCTTCGCCCACTTCATCCTCAGTGGGTTTTCTTGTTTCAACTCAAAGAAAAGCAGCCCCCCAGAATGAAGAGCTGCTGGAACGCACTCTCTGAAGCACTTTCTCAAGCTCAAGACACAGGTCTTGTATCACAGATAGATGATGTCCTCCTGGCTCATAAAGTTCGTAAAATTTATTACACCCCTGCTAGGCGGCTTCAGAAGACAACCGGTTGTCAAAAGAAACAGAGATTACTTCTGTGTTCTGCTTAGCCTCTTGTTCTTTCAGAATTTTTTTAACCTTGGGAACATTCCAACGATAATTGTCCCTTGACCTAGTCTCAGGGAATGCGGCATAATGCGTTCCAAGCTTACACGTCCCGTCATCTCTCATACGGAAAAGCTGCTTGCGCTCAATTTGCAATTCTTCCAAGGCTTCCTTCACAGGAAACCAGATTTTCTTTGACATGATCGTGTAGAAACTACATACTTAAGGTAAATTCAATTAATAAAACGTCAACCCTGTTTATTTTAATTTAAACCCGATTACTTTTTATGAAGTTTACTTCACTTAAAATGAGATAACGGCTAGAAAAACATGTTCAAAACGGAGCACGAACCCCTCGCCCTCCTTGTTGAACTGTCGCCTCGATTAGCCAAGAAACGATTTAGAGAAGAGATATATAAAGAGTGGAACCATAAATGTGCTTATTGCGGAGCAGATGCTACCTCTTTGGATCACATTATTCCAAAATATAAATCAGGCTGTAGTGGCCGTCATAATTTAGTTCCTGCATGCAGACGATGTAATGCTAATAAAGGATCAGAAGAAATGAAAGCTTGGTATCAAAAACAAGATTTCTTTATTGAAGAAAAATACGATGCAATTAAAAGCTGGGTTCAAGCAAATACGTTAGACTTTATAAATGGAAATTTAGATAGCGAAAACGCTGTAGCGTAATGAGTCTATATAAAGATTATGTAAATCGTGAAAATGATTTAAATTCTATTACACAAGGCACCGCATCTTGGCTAAATTATGGTCAAGAATATGGTGTGATTGATTTTTGGTATGAAAATGTAAACACGCCAACAACTGTAACTATTAGTGCTCCTGGCATTACGAATCTTACATATGAAGGCACTGTATTCAATCGCTATTTAAGACTTGTAGATCCAAATAAAACTTTATATGCAAGTAATCCTCAAGCAGCAACAAATGCTGCTTTTGAACGGTTTGCCCAAGATTATTATTCAGGTAGCGGTTGGCTTGGAGAGATAGGATTTGCAGGCGGAGCAGCTTACAATCATATAGAGCCAAGTAACGCTTTTGTATGGAATGACGGTAATAAAACTAATTATTACTCAAAAGATGACGCAGGTAAAACATTATTTGGACAGCAACACTGGGATCAAAAAGGAAAAAATGAAGGAAGAATATTACCCACTACTGCTATTTTTAGTCTTGATGATAATGGAAAATTAAGTGTTAACACACAATACATTGGTGGAGACTATAAAAATAATTTCCAAGATCTTGCCAATGCAATAAATAATAATTCTGCTGGAGACTATAAAACATTAATCGATGAGCTTAAACTTAGATTTCGCAATGAAAACGATCCTAATGCTAATGATCTTCAGTTTGTATTAAATAATTTTGTAGGCACAAAAGATGCAAAAGGAAATCCTACAGGTCTTATTGATGCTGCTTATGTAGCAAATAGTATACCAAATGAAGAACGCTGGAACACTAAAGAAGACGGTGCTAAAGCACCTTTAATGGATCCTGAATATAGTTATTTTGATGCTGATTATTATATTAGAACATCATATGGACAGGATGCTGCCAATGAATATTTAAAGAATGCAACTTTTTCAGCAAGTGATGGAAGAACAGTTGAAGATTTAGATTATACATATAAATATGGATTAGATGGAGCAATAGATGTAAATGGAAATAAAATTCCTGTTGGCTATCTTTCAAAGTATTTTACAGAAGCATCTAAATCAGCTGATTTTAATCCGCTTGAACATCGTGTAACTGAAGAACAAGAAACTGCTGCAGCCAAGGCATATACAGAAACAGTTACTGATGCAGAAAAAGAAATTCTACGTTCTTATGGATTAGGCCTTAGTGGTGCAGCGTATGATCCAGCTACTCAAACATACGAAGAATTTAAAGACAGTTTAAAATTCGGTATTGATCCCTCTGGAGGCACATCTGATTTCTTTGAAAGAGATGAAGCAGGAAATATTATTTATGACGTAGACCCTGAAACAGGAGCACAAACTCCTAGGCCGAGACAGGTTGAGATTTTTCAATATGAAACAGATGAAGAAGGTAATCCTGTTTACGAAACAGACGAAGAAGGAAATACATTATATGCAACAGATGAAGAAGGAAATCAAATTTTAGATGATGAAGGAGACCCAATACCCATACCTAAACTTCTATATGAAATTGAATATAAAACAGATGAAGCTGGCAATATTGTTTATGAACCTGAAAGAGATGCTAATGGAGATCTTATTTATATCAACTCCTTAGACGAGGCTGGCAATCCTATTCCACGTCTTGATAGAGACGGAGAGCCTTTGCGAAATGAAGCAGGAGATATTATTTATGAGCAAGAACTAAAAAGAACAGATCAACCTCAGATTGCTTCACAAACACCTGTTTTAAATACAGATTTTTTAAACAACGCTCGAACTAGTGCTGTTGGTTCAAGTGTCTTTAATGTATATGGAACAAAAGATTTAGAATTACAAGATCAATTTCAACAGCTTGCTTTAGATGCTTTTAAAACTTCTTATGACAAATTAAAAGAAGTCAAAAAAGAAGAAAGTGAACTTAGTATGCTTCGAGGCATACCTGGATATGATGAAATTTTTAGTGCAAATGAAAGTATTGCAAATTCTATTTTAGGAGATTCAGGAATAGGTGGGTATTTATCTATTCTTGGATATGACACACAAGAAGTACAACAAAATTTAGAAAGTCAATTATCAGGCGTTACAGGAATATCTAATAACAGTGTACTTTTTAATTGGGAAAAATGGTTTGAAGAAGAATTTACAGAACGTTATAAAAATCTTGCCACGATTGAAAGTGAAGCACAGGCAACAATAGAAGGATTAGATCCTAACGATGATCCAGAAGCCTGGAAGGCTTTAATGGATCGTTATAACTTAGAAGAAAATACGACAAAAGAAGAAGCTATGGCAGCTTTTTCTGAAACTATACCAATATTAGATGAAGATGGAAATCCAACAGGTGAAGTAGAAAATAAATATAATCGTCTTTATTTGTTAGAAGAAGATTTTAAAAATTCTTTTATTGAAGATTATTTAAAACCTAGATTTGATCAATCAAAATCTATGGATGAATTCATTTCATATATGGATTCGCTTGATCCAGATGAACAAAATATTTTACAAACTGAAACAGGCTTAACAGCTATTACAGATGTAGCTGCAACGTATGCTAGAAACAGATTAGATAGCATTTATAAAGCAGAAGATAAAGTTTTTGAAACAACTTTTTATATGAATCCTTTAGCAGGAGACAATAGTGGTTGGGCAGAAGATGATGCAAAATATAAAGATTATGTTTTACAAGCAGAAAAAGTTGCAGCCGATTGGAATGAAGCAAAAACTAATGGTAATGCTGTAATTGAAGGCACCATATCAAATGCTTATCCACAAGGGATTACCTGGAATGATTACGCTTATTACTATGGTATTGATCTAAAAAATCCTGATCAATTTGCAAGATTACATTATGAAGTAGTTGGACAAAACTATGGTTTTGATCCTGCTCGTGATGCAATTACATATAAAGATATTGAAGATCAAGCAAATGAAGAGTTGTTACCTTTATTAGAACAAGAAAAAATTGCATTAGATGGTAATGTATTTTCAGAATTTACAACACCAGAAGAGCTTGCAGATGCTTTATTAGAAGGAATTAATCCTGATGAAAACGATCCAGCCTGGAAAGAATTACTAGAACTTTATGATATTGATGATTACTCAACAGAAATTGAAGCTGTTAGAGAATTAATTATTGAAACATTGCAATCAAGTGACGCAAAAGCATACAGAGAAGGTATTAAATATTTAAATGAAAAAGGACGTACACCTACACAAGAGGAATTAGGTGTTAGTTATATTCAACGAGAAGAAGATAAGCAAGATTTAGAAGATCCTGATGAAGATATTTTATTTCAAACATTTAAACAATATGGTTATGGAGGTACTGCCGATGATTTTTACAATGACTTTATGCCAGATGACATAGACCGAGCTGATTTAGGATTTTTAACTCAAGCTCTTTCTGGTGATCTTGAACTAAAAGAAATTTCAACAGATCCTTTTGAAGCCTTAGCAGATATAAGTGCATTGTTTGGTGATACAGGAAGCAACGTTTTTGACACAGCTATTGAAAGAGATGAACAAGAAGAACAAGAAGATTTTGGAAATTACTTTGATCTATTTGGAGACGATGGTTCTGAAGATGATGGCGAGTATATTGGTGATATGGATTATAGTGTATTTTTTAAATAATGTCTGAAAAACATAAAAAAGCTGCAAAAGCAGCTAAGTTAAATAAAGACAAAATGGCTTGTAATAAGCCTAAGCGCACTCCTAATCATAAAACCAAATCACACGTTGTAAAAGCTTGCGATAACGGGAAAGAAAAAATAATTCGTTTTGGCCAACAAGGTGTAAAGGGTGCTGGCAAAAATCCGAAGACAGCCAAAGACAAAGCACGTAAGAAGTCATATTATGCAAGACATAATGCCCAGGATAGCAAGCCAAGTAAAATGAGCGCACGCTATTGGAGCCATAAAGTCAAATGGTAAATGTAGAAATAAGCATTAGCGTAGAAGATTGTCGTACATTATACACAGCCGTTTGTGATGCCATTCAATATTGGCCAGGATCTCCAGCAAGACCAGCAGAAGAACAAGAAAAGTTACACCACATGAAACTATTTTTGTTTAGTATTATGTGTGAAGCTTCTTTAGATTTAGAGCTATGAACAAAGGCGGCAGTTACGTTGTTGGTAAGCCCAAAAAAACAAACCAAGGCCAAGGAAAACATTCACGCCCAAATCACGGAAGAAAAAAACTCCGTGGACAAGGTAAATAATATATAGTATTAAGATATGCGGATCTTTTATGTGTTCTTACAAAAATGCAGCGTTAATTGTTAAAACATTTGAGGGTTTTAACGAAAAAGCATATTGTGATCCAAACACAGGAAAAGATCCGTATACCTTAGGCTATGGAACACAGTTTTATCCTGACGGTTCAAAAGTAAAACAAGGGCATTGTTGTACAAAAGAAAAAGCCCAAGAATATCTGCAACACGAAATTAAAATTATTGCAGAACAGCTTGACAAATTAAAATTAGATTTAAACCTTTCAATGAAAGAAGGCTTAATTTCTTTCATTCATTCGATTGGTTGGGATGCTTTTTTGTATAGTGAAATAATTGATTTATGTGAACATAAAGAATACTCCCTGGCAGCAGATGAATTTTCAAAGTGGATTTTTGACAGTGAGCACCAGGTTATTGGTGGACTTATTGACAGACGACGACAAGAAGTTAAATTATTTTTAAAAGAAAATGACGACAACCCATGGACATCAGACCAAATTTTATTGAAAGCGTTTAGAAATTATGCAGCCGCTCCTCATCAAGTAAGAGCAATACGCGAATTAGAACAACACATTAATCCTTATGTATTGTCTGTGTTTGCTAACAATTTTAGTTTAGGAAGTATCTCGGATATAGTGCTTTCCGAAGAAGAATTGCGGAGTATTTTTGAGATACAAAGGTAGGCTTATCTATTAGAATATATAAAGTAAGGACTAAACGCATGGGTGAATCAGCATCTGTAAAAGAGTTTGAATTACCACTTCATTTGCAACTCGCCATGCGTAGAGCTGAACTTGAAGCTAAAGAATTAACCTGGGATCAGCTTTATGCAGCTCTTTTGAATCTGTATCATCAAAGGCTGCTAGAAATGCAAGCAATTAAAGACATGATGCAGGATGAAAATATTGAACTTGAATTTGACATTCCTAGTGATATTGAATTAACACAGCTAGCCATGACCATGATGGCAATGGAAGATGACGATGATGATGATTTAGAAGCATCTTTTTGATTAAAATTAAATATTTTCGTTATGTTATCGACGAACTACCGCTTGCGTCTTGAGTTTATTTGTGAACGAATTTCTAAAGGAGAAGAAGTTCAGTTAAAAGACATGGTATGGGCTGAGAAATTAGCAAAAGCAAATAGAACAGCAGGAGAAATGATGCGAAAAGCACGTCGTTTTGCAGCTAATCCAGACATGCCTGCTGAAGGTTTAGACAGTTTTATGAATGCTATGGATTTGGGAGATCCTGATCCAAGTAACCATCGCACAGAATTTAAAAGTGTTGAAGATATGGCCCAGTGGTTTAGCCAAGAAAAAACTGACGATTGGCGTCAAAGGGATTAAAAATTACCCATCATAGAAGCTAATCCCTCAGCATAAATATCTCTTCTGCCTTCAACAGATTTTTGTCTTTGTTGACGCATTTTAGATCCTTCTAATTTACCTAAAAGTTGTTCAAAATCCTCAAGAGGTACCGTGGCTTCTCCTGTAGATCCCTGAATATTTACGGTTTCTTCACCAGGCTCTGGATTTAAATCAACACCTGTTTCTACAGGATTATTACTTAAAAAAGAAAAAGCTTGATTAGAAGATGTTGAAGAAGGTGGAGTATCTTGTTGATAACTAGTAGCAGTAAAAAACGTAGGAGTAGCAAGTGCTTGACTCTTACTAGCTTTATTTACAACATTACCTTGATTATCAAAAAAAGGATTAAGCCCTTGCTCTTGATAAGAATAACTTTTTTCTTGCTTAGGAGGCTTAAACATTTAAATTATTTAGTATTTTATTATTCTAAATTAATCAATCTATTCAAATACCATTGAGCTTTCTTTAATGACTCAATACCCCCTTTATGCTTTTCGCGCCAGACATATTTTGCTACGTTACCTTTTAAGTAGCCTCTATATTCTTCTGGCGTTAGCTGTGCTTCGATGGCTTCAATGCACTCAAGCCCTCCATCGTTGTAATGAGATGGATGATTAACATTGTCCACAATCTCTTTATGTTTTTTAATATAAGCATTCCATGTTTTTTCTTGATACATTTGTTCTTTATCTTCTTTTTTTGCCCAGGGCACAGGACAAATACCACCCGGACATTCCTTTTCTTCTTCTTGACTTACCGGTTCAAACCAGCTTTCAGTTTCCGTTGCATCACTTCGTCCTCCATCAGTTCCTCTGGAATCTCCATCATTAACTGCCTTGGTTGCGGCCTTGCTCCCATTGCAATTCCCTGTTCCGCACTCGGTATTGTTCCTGTTACTCCGCATCGTGGTTGTGCCTCCGGATCAATAGCTAAGTTCATGCGAGGACGCGATTCTTGCGTCACTGCAATTCCTCGATTGAATTGATCATACACCGGAACATCATTATTTTCATTGTCTAATTCTTGACCAAAATCGTTCACGGTTGCCAAGCGTCCTTTTAGCTCATCATTATTAGCAATGAAAGAGGATAAAAAATCCATAATTAACAACGTACCTTTATTAACTCCAATTATAATTCAGGTATGGTAATTCCTACTCCTCAAAATAGGCGTGGCTCTTCTGGAGGATTTGTTACAGATCTCACTCCAGAGCGTGCTTATGACGTTGACTTGCGCAATCTAGATGAGAGCGAACGAAAGACGGCATATGCTGGGGACACTCGCAACGAGCAACAGCAAAATCGTGTTGAGAAGTTTTTGAGATCAGCGAGATCAGCTGGAAAGTTTCGTCAGAAAAGTGGTTACGATCAGCCATATACTGATAGACAAGGACAAACTCCTGCTTTTATAGAAGGAGATAGGTTTGGGAAAGCTGGTAGTACGAACTATGCAGACAAACCCAAACTTTATACAGGAAGAGGTTTTGGTTAAACCTTACTAAAGACTACTTCATACGGTTGTTTTTGATATTTTCCTTTTCGCATTTGATAGTCAACCTCACAAGGTTCTCCTTGATAAAACAAGAGTTGACAAATACCTTCATTGGCATAAATCTTATTAAATAAAGGAGTGCAATTACTGATCTCTAACGTTAAATGACCTTCCCAACCAGCTTCTGCTGGAGTAATGTTCGCCATGATTCCAGCGCGGGCGTATGTACTTTTACCCACTGCAACCACGGTAACGTCTCGGGGTAAAGCCAGGTGTTCAACAGCAACACCAAGACAGTAGCCATAAGGAGGCAAGATAAAATATTTTCCTCGCTCATCTTCATGAAGTTCTGTTTCTTTTAAAATTTGAGGATCAAAGTTTTTAGCGTCACACATTCCGTGGGGAACACCACCGAATAAAAGACACTGATTAGGTGACAAACGAATGTCATAACCATAGGAACTAAGTCCATAACTGAGGATAGGAATGTCATTTTCTTTATTGATTAAAGATGACTGAAAAGGAGTAATCATTCCCTTTTCTGCAAATTCTCGGATTTCTTTATCGCTTAGTACAGACATAGCCAGAACTCAGTTCAAATATCCTACACAATAATTCTGCCTTTTTCAGAATAAATATCGATAAATTCTTGAGTAGCTTTTCCTATATTGTCTTTTGGTTGTAAATAAACTATTAAGCTGCACCCTGTGTTTCTTGACATGACCTTATCATCGGCATAGTAATGACGAATTAATGTTGGTCTTGATTTCATAATGCAGACAGGATGATCAAAAATATCCTGACAATACATGGTCATATCAATAAAATTAGAAAAATATATACCTTGTTCAATTTCACCTGATAACCATTTACGTTTTAATGCCGTCCACCACAAAGCATGACCTGATGTCAATGTTGGGGATAAACCACGAGTTATTTTCCAGCGTTGACTTTTTTTGTGCCAAAAATAAGATTGACTAGGTGGAAATAAATAAACATTTCCAAACCATTTTTCTTCGTTTAAGCCGTCTTCTTTTGGAGTGTAGTAGTTTTTTGCCCCGATGTATTCGTTAGCAAATGCAGAGCTAGCTGGATCGAGATCAATTTCACCCATAAGGAGATGGGCAGAGTCAACCAAATCACGGTTAGTAATCCATTCAAACTCTTCTGAGCGTAGGTTACCGCGCTTAAGACCCATTACTCAGATTCTTTATTGTAATCAATATAAAAATAACGCATACCCTGGTGATCGTTTAAGATATAGCCAGCACCAGCAGTAGGATTAATTTTTTGTACTGATTCCAAAATACGTCTAAAGGATTCAGCTAAATCTCCTTCGTTGTTAGATTCTGCTTGTTCTTTGGCAGAATGCAATTCTTCTAACGTTAACCAAAACATTGTACGTTCTGTGTTGTTTGGTTGAAAACACATAGCACCTGGACCTTCAACCTCCCAAAATTTCATATATTCTTTACCCATATCACCCAAAATTAATTTGATAGTTGCATCCGCATAACGAACACTGTTACCATCAAAGTCTTTACCGCAAACAGCAGTAAGTAATTTTTCTCTCCTATCCATTTTTTAGTAATTTTTGTTTTTGTAAAATGGTTAACATCTTAGGCAAAGGCTGATAGATTACAACCATTTTTCCCAAGATACCACGTTTCTTAATTAGCTTTCCATTTTCATCTTTTAATTTATCAAATTCTTCAGAACGAATTAAGTATTCAGCTACACAACGTAAACGACGTTTTAAAGGTAAATCAGCGTTCGGAAAACGACTACAAATTGTTTCTGGTTGCATGTCTTGAAAAGCAAGACGCAAACGATTAGCTAACGTCATACTGCTATTTGGATCTTCCAACTCAAAGTCACGAATTGATTGGATATAACGACGCATAATTATTTCATCAAAAGAACCCTCAGGAGGCAAAAATTTTGTAACTTGAGATGCTAAATCTTTTGGTAACTTTTCAGCATAGTTTTCTAACGTCAGTTCCGATATGTTTATGTTGTCAAATCGATGAGCCATATTAATCAGGTAAATCGGGAACAGAAGGATTAGGAATATTATCCAAATCTTTTCGCGAACTTGTTTTATACAAATCAATTGTATTCGGAGCGTCAAAAGTTCTTAAATTAACATCTTCTCCTTTTCTATAAGACAAAATTAATTGATTCCAAGGAATACGAATCATTTTTTTGTGTGCACCAACAGGCATAACAATGTAATGAATACCTTGCTGCCAACCAAAATCTTTTTTCTTTTTTCCTTGTAAAATCCAATTACGAATTGTTTGATCTGTTACATTTAAACGCCGAGCGCATTCTTCTGTAGAAATGTATTCATCTGAATAAACTTCAGGTGAAACGAGATCCGTTTCGTCATTTTGATACCTGCTATGCCACATTGAAGACAAGATATTGCGAATCCCACGTAATTCAGCGGTAACTGAAGCAAGAGCTTTCACAATTCCAAGCGAATCATTTTTACTCATCGCAAAAAGTTTTGATTAATGCTACACTTTCAAAGAACAATAACCCAGTACCAATGGAAGATCAAGTCCCTTCCAGCAAACAATACGTAACCCCTGGGCAACTACCGGAAGAAAATAATTATTTTTCAGATCCTGGAGGACCTCGCTATCAAAATCCAGCTGACTTTGCTGCTGCACAACAACAAATAGCACAACAAGCTCCTCCTGTTCCTGATTTTCAAGAAATGCGCCGCATTGCCCTGGAGCAAGCCATTCAACAAGTCACCCAACAACCGGCACCGGTACAAGCTCCCCCCAGTAGTGCTCCACAAGTACAAGTGCCATACCCTACTCCGCCAGAACCTAATGTTGTTTATATAAGACGTAATTTAACCCTTGCAGAAATTCTAGTTGTTTTTGCTGTTTCTTGTGGCCTTGTTTTCGGTATTCAAGGAGCCTGGAATTTTGCCACAGATATTCTTCCACGAATTGAAATTCGCGAGAACTAGGCAGTTCTATAATATCAAATAGGACTTGACTATTAGAAATAGGTGGCCAATAGAAAGATCTCACAATTTCCGACGATTGAATCGGTAGATATTGCTAATGCAGATCTTCTGACCCTGGTTCACGTCTTTGAAGTTGATCCGGCTTTAAGAAATAAAAAGATTACTTTTAGTGGTTTTAGAGACTACTTAGATCAATATTATATTAACGTTGGCGAAGATCCTACATACAACAATATTACCATTACAGGTAATCTGGGTGTCAGTGGAACCACTAGCCTTAATAATTTAACCGTAAGTGGTGACTCAGATTTTCAAGCTGTTATTGTCGGTGGAAATTTAACAACTAGCGGTAGTTTTTCTGTAACAGGTACGATTACCGGTACTCAAATTGAAGTCAATAATGTTATTGCCGACTATGTAGAAATTAGTTCAGGTAATTTCACTACCATTATTACTGGCACAACAATTGACTTTGTTACCGGTTTCTTTGACACAATGTCAGGAGCGACCCTAACAGGTGAAAGTTTTGGTGTTGTATCAGGCATTATCGTTGATGCAGATATCAACGATTTGTATGCTCAGGTTGCACAAATTGATACGCTTACAGCAGATAATGTAACCTTTACAGGCATTCTGACTCACAGTGGAACGATTAATGCCAACGATATTAATGCAACTGGAACAATTTCTGGTGCAACGATTACTGGAGATGTTGGTCAATACACGACGCTGACAGGTCAAACCGCTGTATTTACAACTCAAATTTCTGGCACAACTATTACAGGTAATTCAGCATTTTTTGAAAGAACAACGGGAACTTTTATTGATGTTGCAAACCTGTCAGGAACCACGATTACAGGTGATTACGGACAGTTTTTAAATCTTACAGGTTTTAGTTCACACGCTACATCTTTTTCAGGCACTACTATCACAGGTGATGTAGCAAACCTAGGTGTTACTTTAGGAACATCAGGTTTCTTTACTTACCTTTCCGGTACTACCATTACTGGTGCGTCTGGTTTATTTAATAGCCTTCAAGCTCAAACATTAACTGCAGCCAACCTTCAGTTTAGTGGTGACCAAACTGTTAGCGGTAGTTTTACTGTTTTAGAAGATTTATTCATTAGTGGTTCAGGTTATTTTGCTTCAGGCATTACTATAACTGGAGAAGTTAGTGGTCAAACGATTACTGCACAGTCTGGTAATTTTGACACCATCATTACTGCACCAACCATTACAGGCGGCACAATCAGTGGTGACAATGTTTATGTCAGTGGAACCATTACTGGCACAACAATTTCTACAACAAGTGGACATTTCGTAACTGCTACAGGCACCAGTGCAGAATTTACAACTTTTAATGGAGCTTCAGGTGTCTTCACCAACGTAACAGGAACATCGTTCTCAGGTACGACAATCCATGCACAAACAGGAGTTTTTGCTTCTGGAAGTGCTGCCAACCCTTCGATTACTTTTGAAGGAGAAGATGATACAGGCATCTTTGTTACTAGTGGTGTTATTGATGGCAATCCTGCATTAGATAAATATTTAGGGTTCTCAACAAGTGGTACTGAACGATTACGTATTAGTCGATATGGAGCTTTAGGTCTTGGTGGTGAAAACTACGGTGCTCACGGACAAGTCTTAGTATCACAAGGAGCAGGTGAAGCACCAACATGGACCAGCACAATTAGTGGAATTGTTATTAGTGGTGGTGAAATCACAATTACCGGTGATTTATTTGTTAGCAACACAATCACTGGTTATCGCATCTCAGGTCAATTTATTGATGCTGTTCAAGAAATAACTGCAGCAAGTGGTGCTTTTGATGGAACTGTTACTGGTTTAACTGTTCTTGCAAACACCTTGTCAGGTGCAACCATTTCTGGGCAAACAGTAACAGGTACAAGAGCTTTATTTACAACAGGTACGTTCCAAGACTTATTTGTTGATGATGATTTTATTATTGGTGACAATCTTACTGTTAGCGGTGATTTAGAAGTTAGTGGTAATTCTGTCTTTGATAGTGGAATTGTTGTTAGTGGAGCCAGTGTTTTCCGTGAAGGTATTACAGTCACTGGTACTAGTAATTTTGTCAGTGGTATTCTGATTGGAACAAATCTGACTGTAACAGGTACAATTTCAGGTACAACAGTTACCGGTGAAACAGCAACCTTTACAACTGGTCAATTTAATGATCTTTACATCGATGATGTTTTCATCGTAGGAGATAACCTGACTGTTAGTGGTGATCTTAATGTCAGCGGTGAAGTTTATCTGCAAAGTGGATTAACTTCTAGAGACCAAGCCTTCTTTGCTTCAGGTAATCAAGCAACCCCTGGCATTGCATTTATTGATGATGCCAATACAGGTTTATATAGTAGTGCAGGAGATGTTATTGATATTACAGCTGGCGCTTCTCGTAAAGCTACGATCTCTTCTGGTACCTACGGTGCTGTCCTAACAATTTGGGGTAACTGAGTTAGAATGTATTTAAAAGTAGTAGCCGAGACTGATTAATCATGCCACAGTTTGGCGAGGTTCGCGTTGATTTTATAACATTTACTACGGGAGTCTCTCCGAACGAGGCAAATGTTACCGTACCTGTTTCAGGTTTACTGCGTAACCCTACCTTTAGTGGTGATGTAATCATCAACGGGGATTTAGATGTCAAAGGTGATATCACCAATAGTGGAAATTACAATACCATAACGGGTAATATTACTACAACTAGTGGCACAATTTCAGGTGCTATTGGTCGATTTACCACAGGTATCGTTGGTGATTTAACTGTCACCGGCACACTGTCTGGTGTTGACAGAATTTACTTTGAAAGTGGTAGTGCAGCTGCACCTTCCATTACTTTCATTGATGATGAAAATACAGGCATCTTTACAGTAGCTCCTAATACAATTTCGGTTGCTGCGGATGGTGCTGAGTGGTGGCGTATTTCTGGCAATGGTGACACCCACATGTTCAGCAGTGGGGCACTAAAGATTCCCTCTGGCACAACAGCTGCTCGACCCTCTACTTCTTCTACCGGTATGATCCGGTACAACACAACCCTTGCTCAGTTTGAGGGTTACGACGGAACCTGGGCCATCCTTGGTGGTGGTGCTACGGGTTCAGGTGGTGATCGTGTATTTGTATTGAATGAACAAACTGTTACTACTAATTACACCTTACCAAACAATGAAAATGCCACAAGCTGTGGCCCGGTTTATTTAAATGCTGGGGTGACTGTCACCATCGGCACTGGTGAAAATTGGTCCATCGTTTAATCTGAAAAACAATGACTTTAACTCTGCAAGGCAACGGAACTTTAAATGGTCTCACTGTTTTAGGTGCGCCAGTTACTACGCTTGCTAATACGGGCACTGCAGCCTCACCGTCATTAGTTTTTGATGGAGATAGTGATACAGGATTATTTAGACCAGGCGCTAACCAACTAGGACTATCTGTTGGCGGCTCTGCAAGATTAACTATTGCAAGTGATGGAACAACTACATTTACTAATTTAGAAACTAGCGCGGGATCTTTGACATTTGGTGACTATAGTTCAACAACAGCAAGTAGTGCAAAGATTTGGAATAATAACAGTTACGGTTTATATATTAATGGCACTGGAGATTCAACACATACCGCTGTTGGTGTATATAAAGTTGACTCACCAGCTGGGTATCAGGCAAGGATTTTTCACGATGGATCTGCCACTTTTGCTGGCGGAACAATAAAAATTGCAGATGTAGGTGATAATAGTAATTCAGTCAGGATTACAACTGATCCTGCTTCAAGTGGTTCTGCTTCCAAGTTAATTTTTAACATGGATTCCAGCCAAGATACAGTTACTATTTATAACGCAGGTTTAAAAGTTGGCGATTCAAACAATACAGAAAGAATTAACCTCAACGGTTCAAATGGCAATGCCACTTTTACTGGATACCTTCGCACAATCTCAACACCTGGATCTGGAACTTATGTTCAAGTTGATGACAGTGATGGCTTCACAGTAGTCAATTCAAATATCACTAAAGCCACCATTAACATGAGTGGAGCAGCTACGTTTGACAGCGATGCTGAAATTGGTACTGCTGCTGCTGATGCACGTATCACAATAGGTTCACACGGAACTGCTGGTACTAATGACAGTGTTCATATAAGAGCAGATAGTCAAAATCTATTGTTTATGAGTGGTAGTGGAGGACTAACTATATTTGAATCGAATGGCAGTGAAACAATACGTATTCTTTCAACAGGCGGTATTACTTTTAACGGTGATACTGCAACAGCTAACGCATTAGATGATTACGAAGAGGGAAACTGGACTCCTGTGGGCAATAATAACTTTAATGGTATTACAAACGCCGAAGGGTATTATACAAAAGTTGGGAAAATAGTAACTGTTAATTTCCAGTTTAATTATACCAGTCTGGACGACTCAACTGATTATTCAGCAGTAGGTGGACTTCCGTTTCAGCCAGGTGATTACAATTCAAATACAGGTGTAGAAGCCACAAATTGTATATTTGGAACAAATAAACTTGTTTTAAATTACGTAAATAGTAATAGCAGCGTTTTGTTTTTTGAAACCTCACGACCGATTGCAGGCTCTGCCAGCACAGGGGCTGATTTCTTTAGAGGAAGTATTGTTTACATGACCGCATAATTTAAAACATATTTATTAAGCCCGCAATGGCTTAAAACTAATACCTAAAGCTTAATAGCAATGTCTGATAACTATAACTGGAAAGTTCTCACCATGGATCGCGAAATTCGCGAGGGTGTTGTAGAACGTATTTATTGGGAGCTTTCTGCTGAACGTGAACCAGATTACGTAGCAACGATTCAAAGCTTTTGTAATTTCACAGCTAACCCACTTAGCCCTGGGTTTATTCCCTATGAAGATTTACGAGAAGAAACTTGTATTGGTTGGGTAAAAGATCAAGTTGGTCCAGAAAAAGTACTTGACTATGAATCACAAATAACTGAGAATTTAAACGAACAACAACAGCCCACACACGAATCTGGCGTACCCTGGGAAACTAGTGTGGTAACGCTAGAATAAACAATACTGGTATGTGACAAAGAAATGAGCACTCTTAGGCTAACAAATTTACAGCATACGGATGCTAGTGATCCTAATATTGTGCTGGCAAACGATCGAACGGCAGCATTAGCAGATGGTACAGCTAGTGCTCCAGCTTTGTCATTCCAAGATGATTTAGATACCGGTTTATATTCTCCAGGTGCAAACTCAATTGCTTTAGGTGTTGGTGGCTCTGCAATTTTAACTATTGCAAGCACTGGAAATACAACTTTTACTGGAGCAATTACAACAACTTCTTTATCAGCTCAGAGCACAGCAACTAACTCTTGGTTCCAGACCGGAACAAATTTAGGCGGAACTGACTATGTTTGGGCTGCCAAAGATACAAGTGCCAATGTTTGGCATACAGGATTACAAACAGATGGTGATTTATACATTGGAGGAAATTTAACTACTAGTAACAGGATTGGACTTACTGGTAGTACTGGAGCAGCATTTTTTGCTTCACAAAATCTTGACATAGAGTCAACTGGCAGATTAACAATTAAAAGAACAACACATTCTCCTGCTTATGGTGAAGAGGCTTTTAGAATTTTAGATCGAAATTCAAGCAACGTAGAAAGAGTTTCGATGTATGCCGATGGAAAAGCTGTTTTTGGAAATGCCTCCGGCTCATATGTTCAGCTAGCGCAAAACAGTGGTATCACTATCAATGATGGCGCTATTGATTTATATCAAGAGACACAAACAGCTACTGCCAAGCCTTTTAAAGTACAATCTGATGTGGGTGGCTCATCAGGGGATAAAATTGAAAAATTTGTTATTCTTGCTGATGGAAGGACAGGTATAGGCACAAGCAGTCCAGAAGAAATCTTACACGTCGCAGCAGCAAGTGAAGCTGTAGGCAATCGTGATGGTGTAATGTTTCAGTCCACATCAGCTTTGGCAGCTGATACAGGTTTGCCTCTTGTATTTACTTCGCATATTGGAACTCAAGCTAACTATGGCGTAGCTTCTATTGCAGGTCGAAAAGAAAATGCAACCAGTGGCCAAGCAGGTGGCTATTTACAATTTGCAACGGGCAATGCTGCTGGAGCTATTACTGAAAAAGTACGTATTCTTTCATCAGGCGGTATTACTTTTAACGGTGATACTGCAACAGCTAACGCATTAGATGACTACGAAGAAGGTACTTTTACTCCAATTGTTGCAGCAGGAGTTGACGATGGGTCAGGCGGAGCAGTACCTTATTCTATACAAGCCGGAAGATACACAAAAATAGGCAATAAAGTTTATGCTGAAATTTATATTAGGTTTGCTACAGGTGCTACTAGTACTACTGCACATGCACGAATAGGGGGATTACCTTTTAATATGTCTAATTTATCTTATGGAACTATAGGTGCAAGTGAGCTAACAAGAGGAGGAGGCACAAGTAGTTTTCATAATACAACAAACGAAATAACAACAAACTATGGAACTCCTAATACAGCCAACTTTTATCTTTACCACCAAGGAGGCAATAATTTTTATTTTGGAGGCGGAGATAATGTAAACTTAACCGGAATGTATTGGATTGGCACGTTTACTTATCCAACTGATGCATAAAAATTAAGCCCGTAATGGCTTAAAACTATTCCTAAATCTGTTTCGTCTGGAGGACGTTCCTAATGGCTTACGAAGAAAAGATTGAATACAAGCTGGAAATTATTCCCCCCTGGTCTATCATCCAGTGCCGTCGTGCTGACATCGTTCTTAAAGACGGTGTAGAAATTGCCCGTGGCTATCACCGCACTGTGTATTCTCCTGGTGATGATGTTTCTGAAGCACCGCAAGAAGTACAAGATGTTGCAGCTGCACTCTGGACTCCTGAGTTAATCGAAGATTACAAGGAGAGTATTGATCCAACTCCGGTTGAACCAATCACAGAAGAGGGTACTGCAACTACAGATGAAGTAGTTACAGATACAGAAGAAACGACAGATACGGAAGCCGTATAATAGTTAAATAAAAAGTACGTTGTAAAATGTCGGGTACCTTAAGGCTACGTGGATCAACATCTGGTTACGCTGAACTGCAAGCAGCAGCAGTAGCAGGCGATCAGACCTTTATCCTTCCTGCAGTTGGCGGTACCCTTCTTACTACTGACTCTCCTGTTGGTAACTTAACTCTTGAACTAGGTAGTGCATCTCAGCCATCTCTTCGGTTTGAAGGCGATACTGACACTGGTTTATTTAGTAGCGGTGCTAATACTCTTAATCTTGTTACTGGTGGTAGTAATAAATTAGTTCTTGGTGCAACAGCTCATACAATTTATTCAGGAGCAAACGGATCTATTCGTGCAGTAGATATCGACAACTCCGGAAATATTTATGTAAATAATCCCCCTGGCAATAATTACGAAACTGGTGCGCTTATTTCTAATGCTGGTAAAGTTGCGTCGTATGTAAGTAGTTCAACATCAGCTACTGATCAGCGAATATACGTGTACAATGGTTCAACTGCATCATATACGGCAAATATCAACGCAGATGGATCTGCCACTTTCCAGGGCCAGGTCGGGATTAAAACGACGAATCCAGATGGTACTTTGCACGTTCACACAGGTACTGCAGGCACAGTCACTCCAAATTCTGGTGCTGACGATTTAGTCGTAGAGAATGCTGGCGATTGCGGTATTAGTCTTCTCACCGCAGATGGTAATAACACTACAGCACTAATGTTTGGGTGCCCAACTCAAAGTGTTGGAGCTGCTATTCGATATAACAACAGCACTCATGAAATGTCTTTGGGTCCCGATGATCCAGACAGCAGTACTTTACTACGCTTTAATGGTGGTGATGGTGTTGCAGCAATGTATGTTGACAGCACGGGCAGGCTGTTGATTGGTACTGCCTCCTCGCCAGCAGGTACAGACGCTCAATACGCTAAATTTGCACTTCGTGGAAATACACTAAATACCAACGCTTGTTATCTATCGCTTGGCAACGATAAGAGTACAACAAATACAACACACGACGACAATCTAGGTATCATCACTTTTAATGATAATGATTCAGATGCAGGTGAATATGCACGAATTGTAGGTGCTGCCGATGGTGCAAACGGCACGGACGATTACCCAGGAAAACTGGTATTTGCGACCACTAATGATGGGCAGCCTTCTCCGACGGAGCGGATGATAATTGACAGCGCAGGTACAACTACATTTATTAAAAAAGTAAATAATGCAGAGGAGTTGTTATTTGGATATGGTACTAGTTCGGGAATTTATGCAGGTATTGGTGGTAAAAATAATTTTAATACCAATCAGGTGTGTGATTTAGTCTTCTTCACAAACAGCAGTACTGTGAGCCGTGCTCCATCGCAACGGATGAAGATAGCTGGAAGTGGAGAAACCCGTATTTTCAGTGATTCCGGTACAAGTACAATTCAGCTTCACAACGGAAGCACCTCCGGAACAACGCATCGACTTTTATATGGTGTACATTCATCCACTAGTTACAATGATGGCACAGCAATTTATTCAATCTTTACCAATGGCACAGTAGGCACACCATCTGACATAAGGCTTAAGAAAAATGTTGAAACCACAAGAGATGGTTATTTAGATGATTTAGCAAATTTAAGAGTTGTCAAGTATCACTGGAAAACGCAAGAAGATTCTGAACCCAAAGAGCTTGGCCTTATTGCACAAGAAGTAGAAGAGGTGTTCCCTGGTTTAATACACACAGAGGGAGAAACCAAAGAACTTAAACGTTCTGTTATTCCTTTTATGTTGCTTAAAGCATTACAAGAAGCTAATGCAAAGATTGAAAGTTTGGAAACCCGTATTGCAGCTTTAGAAGATAGTTGATACACTAAAGTTGCTTTAAGATATTCCTATGGCTTGCAAAAAGTCTGAACTGGTTTCTGCAATTAATTCTTTTGCAGCCGCCCGTGCTTCTAATGATGGAAACCTTATTCAGTTTTCTAGCCAACTTCTGGGCCAATATATTGATAGCCTGGAATACGAGCCCGAAGAAGAAACCAATGACGATCAACCTGAGCAAAGCAGCTAAGTATTACAAAGAAGAATCCCACCAGCTTGCCGCCTGGAACTGGCTTGAATCTGTTTTAACAGATGAACAACTTGATGAATTTGCGGATCTGTATCGTGCAGGTCCTGCAAATCCTTCAGGGAAAATTATCACACCTGACATCATGCAGCAGCTTACTGGATATCAAGCCAGTAACTTTGATGCAACTTTTTGTGGTGATTTCAACAAGTTGTTGATGACAACAGGTTTTGATCAGCATAAAGAAGCTATGTGCATGTTAATTGCAAACCTTATGCATGAAACAGGAAACTTTCGTTGGATGAAAGAAATCGCCGATGGAACAGCCTATAACAACCGTGCTGATCTAGGTAATGGTCCAAATGACGGACCTAAATATAAAGGTACAGGTGTACTAATGCTAACTGGAAAGTACAACTACACGCGCCTGGCCGCTGAATTGCATGATCCACTTATCGTGGAACGCGGATGTGACTATGTAACTGATCATTATCCTTTTAGATCTGCTTTAACATGGATTAAAGATAACGATCTATTAGGTATTTGTCTTGGACAAGGATTCGACGCCTGTTGTTACAGAATCAACGGAGGATGGAACGGTAAAGAAGACCGAGACCTTAAATACGAAATTACCAAAAAAGTTTTTAACGTATGAAGGAATTGCAATAGCAATTTTTGGATTGGGTTTTTGGGGTGTTGCTTCTATAGTTTTATTAGTAAATAAATTAATACAATGAAAAATAAAGATAAACCCATTCGTGTCAACGTTTGTTGGGAGTGTGGCAAGACGCGCAAATGCGAGACAATGGAAAAAGAAGATGCCTACAGAACCAAACGTTGGGTTGAAGCAAATGATGGATTTATCTTTTGGTTTCAAGCATTAGATGATTAATCATCCCAGCCTGTTTCTTCTTTGTATTTACGAATAGCTTCATCAATCCGATGACTTGTTAAAGCCATGTTTTTACGACGTTTTATTTCATCTTTAATGCGTTGTTTGTCACTCCGTAACGACCACTGTGCAAGAAACACAGCATCGTCAGGAGTGATGCCTTTTACTTTTTTACAGAAGGCTTAAGCTTAAGCACAGCCTTTAATACAACTTGAATAATGCTGTTATCTTTTAAAGGAGATAAAGCGATGATTTCAGAGGCTGCTGCAATAATAATCCAAGTAATAGGATTAGTAAGAATCTCTTGCATAGTTAAACTTAACTCAACAACACTATTCTACCGGTCAAATTCTTCTTGATCATCCGCTGGAATAAAAAGCATATATTCATTTGGTTTTTTGTTTTGCTCAGTTTTTGTTTCCCAGAAATATTCTTCTGATTCACCAAGGCGTCCCCATTTTGCATTGGGACTTTCAACTTGAAAATATCGACTTGAAACAAGAAAGTCAGGTTGTTTTAACGTCTCGGGGGACAAAGAAGGGTCAGCAAGACGGCATCTGTTGTTGGGATACGCTGCAATTTGACCATTCGGCAACCCAATAATATTGAAGGATTTGTGTTCATCCGGCGTCTCTGCGAAAGAGATATCAGTCCTAGAGCGGTCGCCATTAAAACTGTCAATAGTAAACAAATATTCGCCAGGGATAGTACCGTGGGTTTTGGTTCTGATTTCCCATCCCATTGTGAACGTAAGATTTTTTTCCAGGGTGGTAATGTCATAACTAAAACAATTCCAAAATTGTAATTCTTCTAGCGGTAAATCTGGTGCTGGTGTTTCAGGGGCATCAGGAAAGTCTGAGTCCCAAAGCAAGAAAGCAGAAATTGGTAACTTGTCAAATAAAGCACCGTACTCTGGGAGGAACGTTTCAAAATAAAATACCCGCCCAGGAATAGATTTTACACTGGTCCAATAACCCAGAGTATATTCACCATGACCGTCACGAAGATCACGAAGATATTCTTTACGTACCCATACCTTAACCGGAGGAAGATTGGTGATTAAAGTAGACACAAATTAGACATCATATTCTTTGCATTCTGGCATCCAAGGTTCAACTGCGCAATATGTTTTAAAAAATTCAGTAGGTTTAATTATCTCTTCTTTGTGTTCTGTTTTACCTGTCCAATAATCAGAGATTAAATCTTTAGTTTGGTCTAATCTGCCTAAGGAATCAGTAGTCATAATAATTTAGACACATTTTTATTGTAGTCCTAGGCAACGTTAGTATATGTTGCGAAAACATTAGGAAATTTATCATCCATAGAATGATCACGCTCCCATGCTGCACGCCACTCTGTTAATGAATGTTCGTGTGTTGTATCAATCCAATTCTCAGTAGCATCTAATAAAACACGACCAGCTGTAATGTCCCCTGGATCTGGACCAATTAACCAAGATAGTGGGTTACCATCAGAATTTTGATAGTTAACTTGAACAATACCATTAGGATCAACAATAGTACAAAGATTTTCTGTAAAACCATTCAACGAGGATAGAGTAATGCCACTGGTAACAGTATTAGGAACAATTTCTACAACAGCTTCATTAAGATCATTTTCTGTAATCAAATAAGTAATATCAGAAGTATCTTCACATAAGAAAAATAATTCATCATTTGGAGTTTGAAACTCTACAACTAAACCAACACCATACTGAAACTCTTCATTTCTATCAGCAGAAATACAAATTAAATAATTTCCAGCTCGTAAAGGAAAATAACGATCATCCCCACGATCTGCATTAGTTGAACTAAATGTATTGTATAAGTCACTTTGAGCAGCCATAACCTGACCGGTATAGCTGTTATCAAATGTAGTATGAAAACTATCGCGATTGTTTTGTACTAATGCCGAATCAGCTTGAAAAATATTACGACCTTGAACTGGATTTTTGTTTTGATCAAGAACACTAATAGAGAATCGTGTTGTTAAAGGAGATCTCCTGGTTGATAATTGATTATTTCCTGTTGCTAATTCAGAAGAAGCTTTAAATAAAATAATCCATGCTTCTGAAGCAAGCGTAACTTGAAACCAGTGGTTGTATGTTTCACGCCCATAACCACCAGATATGATTTCACTTTTTGGCCCCAAAGTACCTTTTAACATACGTAAAGACGTAGTATTAAAAGTTCCCAGATTTAAAGGATTGTGTTGTGAACGTTCTCTTTGCGCTGTCATTCGCCCACAGAGGCTTTATTCTCCATTGTACTTCTGGGAAATATCACAAGGATTTTCAATCGTTGGTCGATAAGACATAGAAATTAATTCTTCAATAGGCAAATTATGACGATGACGTTTTGCCATTAACAATAATTTCTTTGGGTTTAACTCAAGATCAAGGTAATGAAAATCTTTTGGAACATGGGCTCGATTCCAGCTAGAGCACATATGCAATGGATTACCACACCATTTGTTTCGACAACGTCTACTAATACGCATGCTGCCTACATCACCCCAAGTAAATGTATAGATTGCTTTATGCAAAGTAACACGATCAGTACGACGATCCATCTGACCAGTTCGATAAGAAGGAAATGAAATTCTTTTAGGTGTATCATATTTTCTATACTCATCAGCTGTTAATTGAATTGGCCAACACTCATGAGGCTCTTTAATTTCAACAAAGTCTAAAATATCTTTTGCATCTTGTTGATAAGCATTATGCAAATAATTAATGTCTAAACCACAGATATTTGATTGAATACGTCGTACACAGTGATAGCACCAGTGTTCTTTTTTATCACGTATTTCATGGCCAAAAGGACAAAAAAACCCTCTGTAATAGCCTAAAGCATTTAAAGTTTCATCCTCTTCGTTTGGAAGATACCTAAAATTTAAATTATCTAAAATGTTTTTTGCTCTTTTTTTACGGTTTGTAAGAGTGTTTGCCATGGTGAGGGCGGACTTTGGTGTCTCAGGGCGGACTTTGTTTTCGATGCAAATCAACTGCAGGGCAGTGGATCTCACGTGAGTCTCATCATTCTTACCTCCTTATTTTTATTTATTCTAGTCACAACGACCTTTTTGGTGTACCTTTTTGGTGTACCTTTTGGGCAGCCAAAACTGTCAACCATTAAGGTGTACCAAAAGGGTCGTTGAACTAGAACTAAGAGGTTTAAGGGGGTCGAGATCCGCCCTAATAGCTGGAACCCCTTCCAACACAATGGATTACAGCAGGGCTGAGATTGAAATGAGACAACCAAACTCCGCCCTACAAAAAAATTGGGACCCAAAAGGCCCCAAAAAGTTCAGGCTGCTACAGCTTTCTTCTTCTTTTTACGTCGCTTGGGCTTGCGTACTACAGGCTTATCAATCTCAATTGGGTCTTTCAACGTCTCTTCAAATACCTCGTTGAATTGCTCTGCAATGGTGTCCCACTGATATTTGGAATTTGTTGCCCGCTGGAAACAGTCAGCTCCAACTTGCTTAAGCAATGTCCTGTCTTCGTACAGCTCCACTAAAATCTCAGTTAGATGCTCAGCACTGGGCACTGGCATGTCCCGGTTGTAGTTCATGTCCACATCGATAAAACAATTATCGATCAAGGGTGCAGCCCCCTCGAAGATCTCCTTACAAGACGTGTGGTTGGGCACCACCTGGGCGACACCACAAGCTGCATGCTCATGGTTGACTAGACCATGACCTTCTCCTTTACAGGTGTTAACGCCCACATCACAGGCGTTATAGATGATATTGAGCAAGCCAATGTCAACTGAAGGAGGCTGGGGAGTATCGGTAGTCATGATGATTCGACCGTTGGGATCGAGGCCACGCTTACGCATCTCACGACCAAACAAATGCATCACATCCCAACCCTGGTCCTTCTTGCCCATATGAAGGTAAAGCTTGGTATCAGGACGACCAATAGCAAATTCAGCAAAAGCATCAATCGTGATATCAATACGCTTCCGTGCTTGATTACGGTTGCCATTAAAAACAATAAAACCATCCTCTGCCAGATTTAATTTTTTACGACACTCGATTTTATCAAGAGGGAAGAATTGACCATCTGTTACACCATGAGGGATAACAGTGATTGGCTTAGCAATACCAGCAGCATGGAATTCACGAGCACCAAATTCTGTATAGACAACGATTCCATCCCAACTACCAGCATGATCAGTCAAACAACCGGTCCAGCCGTAGCTGTCCATTGGCATGTAAGCTACAAATTTAAACTTACCGGCATCGTGATAATCTTTGATTTGGCTATACAGTTGATTAACAATCCAGGCATCATTGTTAACAAAGATCAAATTAGGTTGTTCTTTTTCTACTGTTTCACGAATACGCTGAACACCAAAAGGTTCTGTCTGGAACCGATTGGATGAAGGATACATTTTAAAATCTGCTTGAAATTCATTGGGATCTCCCCACCAGTTATTGCCTAAAACAACAATTTCATATCGATCTTTTAGCCTAGTGATTAGGTTTTCAGTAACACGTGCAAAACCTGTACGGGCAACAATATCACCCGACCACAAAATCTTCGGCTTGTTAGACATTAGATCATAAAAACTGATCTAACTATAACAATTAATCTTGATTATTAGGTAGGTGTTGCTTGTACCCAACATCAATTTGTCCATAAAAGTCTTTATAGCGTTCAGGGTTTTCACCTAAATCAATCAATGATGGATAACTATCAAAACGTTGTTGACCTGTTCTAATAGCAACATTGAAGACACGTAAACCTTTTGTATTGCGACGAACATAAATATTTAAATGTAGTTGATGATTAAAAATGTCTACTAAAAGTGACTCAAAACGTGAGCGAGACATGATGTTGTTGTTGGAATTCATGCAGAATTCACAATAACTAGCGTATAGCCACTCATTAGTTTTGGCGTAATGAGTTGAACTCCCCTGGGGGGCAAACTTCTTAAAGCCGATTTGAGCAGATGTATTGAGTTCAAAGACAAGACAGTGATGCATCCAGTCTTTAACAGGGTTTGATTTAAGTTGTTGATCAATAGTGTAATCAGAAAAGAACTTAACGTGCTTGGTAGTTTCCATTAGATATTCCCGCATTTGATCATGAGACATATCCAATAACCAGTTGACCAAACCCGGAAGCATTGGAGCAAATTCACCAAATGCATTTCCTTGATCATCCATATCAATCAAGGTTTTTTGTTCTTTTGCGCTACCACGGAACGGATTATTAAATGGAATCGTGAGACGACGACGTGCCAAACCTGAAGTAGGATCCGTTGTTTGGATTGGTTCGTTAGCAGTAATCATGCACAAGCCATCAAACTTAAATGGTTTTTGTTTACCTGTTTGATATTTGTGCTCATTCCGGAGAAGATCACGACCAGTCAGTGCCTTCAAGATAGAAACACTACCGCCATAACGCTCAACATCATTAAAAAGAAGTAGTTTCTTTTTATAAAGGTTTGCTGTTTCAAATCTGTTTTTTTCAAGGTGTTCCAAAGTTGATATTGTTGTATTTTCATCTCCCACCAAAGCATTACAAAGATTGGCATAAGTCGATTTACCTGACTTACCGGGACCAACAATTTCAACAAACTTTTGGATGTCAGATGAACTTAAAAGAACAGCACGCAACCATGCACGTAGAACCTGGACACGACCCCAGTCATTGTCTTGTGTAAACTTCAACCATTTAATAATGGCTTCACACTCTGCATGTGGATCGTACTCATATGGCAGCAGTTGAGTTAAATAAAATTCTCTTTGAACAGGCATTAAGCCTAACGAAGAAACATCTAATACACCATTTTTAAAAAGCAACATGTTTTTATTCTCATTCCAAGAATCAAAATTCAGTTGCATCTTCAGTAAGTTGTAGATGTCATTAATAAGTTTTGAACCAAATCCCCTAGGCAAATGCTCTTCCTTAAGAATGTTTAATTTTTCATAAATATCTGCCTTTGCTTCTAGTTCATTAAGTGGGGACCAAAGTCCAGGAGATGTTTTTTCATACATAAAAAATTCTTCATGCCCTTTTGAGTACAAAAAGTTTCCGTTGTACATACCTAAAAGAATGTTTGCAATAATATCATCAGACTTATTACGTTTACGTTCTTCTTTTTTAGGGCGAGTAAATGAAACCTTTGGCTCAACAGATGAAGTCAAAGAATTTAAAACTGCATTCATTGGAGACATACTATTACTTTTTTCAGCTTCTTCTAAACATTGAACTGTATACTCTAATAACGTGTCATCAACATTTAAACCGCGATAATTTTCATCAAATTCAAATCCATGTTCTTTAGCCAAGTGAAAAAGAGATCCGATACCACGACCACCTTTTTTTGAAAAAGAAAGCCAGCGACGATGACACTCACCTTCTTTGTATTTTTCTGATTGCTTAGACCATTCATCCCATTGCTCTAAAAGAGAATCATCAACAGAATGAAGAGATTGACCAATTGTAATCCAGACATCATAATCATCAGCTGCTTCTGGAGGTAATTTCCATAAAGCATCAACAGCTTCTTTAATTGTTCGTTCTAAACCAATTGTGGTATTAATAGCAAAGTTTGGTCCATAAACACGACCCACTGATTCAGTAGGAGAACCTTGTTTTTTATTTTTAATTGCAATTTCAGTAAGAATCCAAGGAGGTAAATTAGGAATTTTTTCAATAAAATTAAAATCTTGACCGTCTTTTGTGTAATATCCTTCTGTATCAGGATGAGCACCCATTAGCACTCCTTGGTGCCGCTGCCAAAGAATTTCAAGTTTTTCACGATCAACACTGGCATGCCAGCAATATTTATTACGAACAAAATGTTTCCAAATCTGCTTGGGTGCTTTGTATAGTTTTCGTTCTCGCCCTTCTTTACCTGAGCAAATGGTCAACGTAGAAGGCAAAGCTTCTTCAACAGAAGAACCTGAAAGCTCTTTAATTTTTTCATAAACACTAGGACCATCGATATCAACCCAAACAAAACCATAAGGTTCATTGTAAACAGGTCCACTCAATAGACCAACAGCTTTACAAAGACCCTCTTCAATTTCATGCGCGATATCATTTACAGTAAATGGTTTATTTTGCCAACCAGAAACGTAAGGATTTTTATTATTTCCTAAAGGAGTAAGCGGCCAATCAACAGGAATTAAAGAAAGATTAATCTGACCTGGTTCTAGTGCATTGAAATTTTGGTTTGACATCAGACTCATAGTTCGATCCTTACTGTAAAACTTTTTTGTTTAGATGCAGAGTTTTTTGTTATTTCATAAGCATGAAGATGTGCATATGAAGGCAATAAAAAGCAGTCTCCATCATGAGCAGATGCCATGATGCAAGTGAGATGTGCAATCCACTGCCCCATTGCGATGCGGTGCTCCATGGGGTTTTGAGTTGTTTTGTCTTATTATCCTACGGTCTTTACATCTGAAAATAGTTCGATATAAAAATTATTAATTAATTGATTTAGAATAATAAAATCATAAAGGACTTAAATTGTGTCTTATACCGGTATAGAAGGCGTTGTTTACAATGATGCCACTGGGATGTATGAACCAGAAAGAAAAACTTTTTATGATGAAGCAGGCAATGAAGTCGATATGAATGCTACTTTTGGTGGTCGCAATATTACATTAGGAGATAGCAGAAGTAATTATGGAAGCACTCCGCAAAAAACACCAGAAGAAATTCTTAGTGAAACAGTAGCAACTCTTACAGATGTTGTTCCTGATACAGGGGGGACAAGTACCGGTGGTTTTGATCTAGATGCTTATATGACAGGACTACAGTCTGATATTGATAGTTATGTACCAGGAGCTTATGGTGCAGGATTTTTAGACGAAGTAGAAGAAGAAAATAAAGCAAATCAAACACCTAAAAAAGAAGAAGAACCTTATAAAGAAGAAATTGAAAAATTAAAATTACCTGATAAGGTATTTAAAGAAGTAAAAACAGGACAAAAAGGTTTAAAAGACGAAGATTGGCAAGACAAATCAATTTCATTTGATGGAAAAGGTTATGACGAGTATATGAGAACAGATGGAGATAAGAAAGAAATTCAACCTATGCTTGATGCAGGTATGAGTAAAGCACAAATAAAACGATGGGGAAAAGCTTTAGATATTAGTAATGTTAATAGACAATCTGAGGCAGAGCGAATTGTAGATGCGTGGGAAACAGGATATTTACCAGGCCAAAAACCTCAAACAAGTTTTGAATTAACAGATAAAGTAGAAGATCGTTTTGGTAATGTATTTACCAATAAAGATTTAAGAGCTACAAAAAGAGGTGGAGCTTCAGCTGAAGAAATTGAAAGCTTTTTAGTTGATTACACTAAAGGAGGTGGCAGAGTTACTGACAAAGTTTATAATAAGCTTGGTGTTTTCGGTGGTATTACCAAAGATTATGGAAATAAATTTGATAAAAAAGAAATGAAAGAATTAGAAGCTACAGGCGCAACAGAAGAAGAAATCAAAAAGTTTTTAAACGATTTTATAGATGGAGGTGGAAAAGTAGGGAAGAAAGTTGAAAATAAATATCTTACGTTTGACTTTCTCTAAATATTATCTAAGTCATAAACAATACAATTATTAATTTGTTTGTAATATTCTTCTACAATTTTTAACCAGTCTTTTTGGCAATAGTCAAGATGACGACGAGAAATTTTAAATAGCTGTGTGTCAGCAGGTGTTGACACAATAATAGCTGCCTGTTCGACTTTAAGATTTAGTGTTTGCTCAATGCCTAAGGCATAAGCACCCAGTTGTAGACAGCATTTTTTAAATTTCATGTAACCACCCAAACGGGTCCGCCACTCCTGGGAACCCTTTTCAAAATCTTTAGGCCACCAACGACAGTATGGTTTGACACTTGTTTTGAGGTCAGCAAGCGTTAGTTTGCCGTTAGCAATACCAATAATGTCAGGACTGCCAACCCATGGTCTCTCTTCCTCATCCCGCCCCCACACTCTCCCAATCCCGTCTTCGGATAAAGCGAATTGATAGTCATCCTGCAAGGGTGTTTCTGCCCAGAGCACTTCGTCAAATTGTTCGAGAATCTCAGGCATACCAGTCCAAAATTCTTGATACTCCTCAGGAACGTCAAAGACTTCTTTCTTCAGGAACATCTCCATACAGCTATGTATCGCAGTACCACGTTCTGCTGCAGCTTCTTTCACACCGGGGTTCGATTTTGCCCACATCTCTAACTTCTTCTTATTGGCTTCAGACGCTGTCTCAGAAATAATGGTAGTAACAGAAGCAGCTGGACCTGTTTGGAACGGTGTTTCATAATGGCGTTTACCATTAATAACAACACGTGCAGGCTTTGTGTTTAATTCAAGAAATGAATCTGGATCTTCATTATAAAGTTCGTATACAGTTGCTGATTTATCCGTATCAACCACAGTCAGTTGTGTATATTAATTTTATTGTAGCTTGAAATTAATGAAAAGCTTGGATCTAATTGCTGTGCCAGTCATGGTCCAAGGTGAAAAATTAGTGCGGCATTTTAAAACAATTGATATTCCTGTCAAGCGTTACTATATTCTTGATAATTCAATGAACGTAGATCCGTCCGTAGACGAAGCCATTGATCTTATTTGCGACTCAAAGCCAGACCATATAGAAGAAATTGTTGTCGTCAGCAATAACCAGAACTCAGGATACCCTGGGGCAGTCAATCAAATTATCCGTGATAATACTGATTGTAATCATTGGATTGTAACTGGTTTTGATTGGTGGGTAGCAAAAGGCCAGTATCAAAAGCTATTGAACACTAATTTTAAAGATGGTGTTTTTTTAGGAGTAGGTATTGATGATATGTGTGGATTTATTTTTACTCCAAGTCTTATTGAGAAAGTAGGATTATTAGATGAGAATTTTTTCCCTGGTTACTATGA